GTGGGGCGGGCGGGGCTCGAACCCGCGACCAATGGATTATGAGATCGTACCGGGGTGCAGGTCGAGAGCTGAAATGCCCTGTCAGCAGCGATTTCCCGACTGCTCCCGATCGTTCCCGACCTCGATTGTCTCGTGCAGAGTGGGCAAAAAGTGGGCAGGAATCTCAGTCCGAATTGACCACTCGGAGCGTCACGACGTCGGCCATGGGTGGGCCCTCGATCCTGTCCGCCACATCGTTCAGATCGTCCTCGAACAGTCCTGCGTAGAGATCGAGCGTCATGGCGGCCGACGCATGTCCGAGCATCCGCTGCACCGCCTTCACGTTCGCCCCGACCGAGATCGCGATCGACGCCGCCGTATGCCGCAGGTCGTGCGGAGTGACGCGGGGGAGTCGTGCGTCGACGACTGCCTGATCGAACCAGTCTCGCCGCGCGTTCTTGTTGCGGAGGACGCCGCCTGACGGGGTGGAGAACAGTAGGTCGTCCGGTCCCTTACCCGCGGTGCTCTCAGTGATGCGCTCGCCGAGCCATGTCGGTACTGGCACCGTGCGGGTGGCGTGAGTCTTGGGAGTGCCCCAGTTCAGTAGGCCGTTGATCTCGGTCACCGATTCGGCCACGGTGAGCCGTCGTCGGCCGCCGTCCCAGCGCCGGACCTTGAGTGCTGCCATCTCGCCCCAGCGCAGTCCGGTGAACCCGAGAGTGAGAACGACGAGCTCGCCCGGGCCGGCCTTTTCGGCGAGCGTGAACAGTTGCTCCCTCGTGAGAAACGTCGGTTCGTCGTGCCGAGCGCGGGGGAGGTTGATTCCCGATGCCGGATTGGCAGCAATACGCCTGTCGCGCACAGCAACATCGAGGATCATCGACATTGCGTGGTGCGCCTTCTTGACCGTCGACGGTGCCCGATCCCGCGAGAGCTCGTTGATCCACGCCTGTAGTGCCGGCGCGGTCACCTTGGCGACGTTCACGTTCTGCCAGCGGGGGAGCACCTGCTGTTCGAGCGTCTGCCGGTACCGCTCGAGCGAGGACGGTTTCACGTCGATCTTGCTGTCGTACCAATCCTGCGCGAGGTGGCCGACCGTGAGCAGCCCGGCCGCCGGTGCGACGTAGCGGCCTTCGAGTTTGTCGACCTCGACAACGTTGGCGAACGTCTCGGCCGCGGCCTTGGTCGCGAACCCGCGCTTGTCGGTCTGGCGACCCTCGGGCGTGCGGTACCGAACGCGGTAGCGGGTGCCCTTCGCGGTGTCGTACGGCTTGACCGTTGCCATCATCCGGCCCTTCGTAGTTTCGCTCGGCTGTCGCGGATGCGGCGCAGTCGTTTCACGAGGACCGGGTCAGCCTTGAGGGCGTCCGGGTCGTCGAGCAGTGCGGCGAGAATCTGATAGTAGCGTACCGCTGACAGGCCGAGCTGGTCGCGAATGTCGGTTTCCTTGTTGCCTGGCGCTGTGTACCAACGCTTTTCGAACTGCAGGATCTCTTCCTGCTGTGGTGTCACGGCTGTCTCCGTTCGAGTTCTTTGTCGATGAATGCCCGCTCGTCGTCGGTCAGATTGCGAACGCGGGTGAGCAGGGTGGGGAGATCGACCCACAGTTCCTCGGCCGCCTCGTCGTCGATGCGGTTGCGGTTCCATGCGATGACGTCGATCAGCGCGCCGAGTTCGATCAGGCGCTCGGCGGTGATCCGGTCGACGATCTCCTCCTCGCGCATGGCGAGGCGCAGATCGGCCGGCACCGGGCCGCGTTCGACGTGCACGATCTCGTGAGTGAGGGTGCAGCGCCGCTCGCGCTGGTTCGATCGCCGGTTGATCTCGATCCCGTTCGACGTCCACTTTCCGAGGCACCCCGAGCCGCCGTCCGGATACGCGACGTGGACGTGTGGATGCTCGTCTCGGAGGTGTCGCCATGGGTGCCAGGTCATGAACACACCATGCGGCATGACTCCGACAAACTACGCAGGTGTAATTATCTGACCTGCGGAAATGCGGTCACTCGTAGGGGATTCCGAGGCGTTCGCGGATCTCGTCCTCGGTTTCACCCTTGCGTGCGGCGAGTTCATGGTCAGCCTGTGAGCCTTGATCTGCCTCAAGCAAGGCCTGGTCCTTGTCAGCATGATGCGTTTCTCGCGCATCATGCATCATTTCGCCCACAGGTTCACCGTCGCGGACCACATTCGTGATCCGCTGACCGAGCTCAGCGGCGGCTTGCCTGAACTTGGTTGGATCGGCAGCTATGGGGGCTCCTGGCCGGCGAGCGCCGCGGCCCGCGCCGCTGTGCTCCGCGCCGCTCTCTTGCGTCCACGATTCTTGCTCTTCGTCATCTGCGTCTCCCAGTCGGTTGTCGATCATTAAGCGAACGAGCTCGACGATGACGCGCCGCTCACGGGGTGTGAGTAGGTCAGCGTCTTCCGGTAGCTCTTCGGCGAACGACGGTCCAGGTTGAGGTCGGCCGGCCGCCTCGAACGCAACCCTCTCGGAAACTCCAGCCAGCCAGGCGATGGCACGAATCGTGTCCGCCGCGGGCCGTGCAACGTAAGTCCCCTTGAGGATTCGCGAGACGGTCGATCGGTTCAGGTTGAAGCCATTCGACGTCGCGAGGTCCGCCAGACCGCGGCCGGAAAGGTCGCGGACGTCCGCTGCCTCCTGAAGCAGCATCCGAAGTGTCTGGGTCTCGTTCACAGCGATAACTCTCTCCCTGGTGTTCCTGGTTGTGCTAGGTGTGCAGACGAGTTTCAAAACAACCAGACAGATCATATGCGCAGGTGGTCACCAGGTATTCCCGGTTGTCAGCTTGACAACCTGGTGTCAATTGGCAAGTATGACAGTTGTCAACGCGACTACCAGGAGGCATGATGAGACGGACCCGCCCACCAAGGCTTCGCAAGGAGGTCTGGATGCAAGTGAAAGACCCCGGCCAGATACGGCGCGAGCGCAAGCACAGGAAGTACACGCAACGCGAATTGGCCATGCTGGTTCGTCGCTCGCAGACCACGATCTACAAGATCGAAACGGGCCAGCTACGCAACATCACCGAGGATTTGGCCATGTCGATCGCAGCTCGTCTCGATCGACCGTGGGAGGACCTCTTTACGGCTCACGAGGTCGTTGTCAACCCCGCAGTGTCAACCGTCATGAGTGACGGACGCCAGCCAATACCGGCATGAAAAAGGCCGTCTCCTGCGGGAACAGGAAGACGGCCACGACACAGATTGGAGATCAGATGTCTGAGATGACTGTACCAACAGAGTCGCCATTCGACGATGGGCGAATTGCGTGCCCGCAAGGTGGCGAAGATCTGTGGTCGACCCGGTGGCTCATGACGCAGATGGGCTACCCGCGTTGGAACGAGTTCGAGTCGGTGATCGAGCGCGCCAAAGTCGCAGCCCACAACCAGGGCTTCAATGCCAAGATCCTTTTCAGGGTCAACCCTGAAAAGACGGGCGGCCGACCGAGTCTCGACTATCGGGTCACGCGCTTCGCCGCCTACTTGATTGCAATGAACGGCGACCCACGCAAGCCCGAGGTTGCGGCCGCACAGGCGTATTTCGCCATCCGCACTCGAGAAGCCGAGACGGCCCAGCCGCTCACTGGTAAGGACTTGCTCGCCGCTGCAGTGCTCGAAGCGCAGGCGACGATTGCCGCAAAGGACGAGCGAATCGCCGAGCTCGAACCGAAAGCGTCGTACGTCGACATCTTCGTGGCGGGAAGCGACCTGCTGACGTTCCGCACTGTCGCGTCCACACTCGACGTCGGCGAGCAGTGGCTACGCGAGACACTGCTTGAGCACGGCTGGATCTACGCCGAGCGTTCGTCGCGATGGTCCGACCGCAAGGGCAAGGTTCCGCAGACGCGGTACTCGGAGTACTCGAACAAGAAGCTGTACTTCCGGCGGGTCGAGAACCACGACGCACCTCGGTTCAACGGCGAAGTCATGCACACGCTGAAGATCACGGCCGCCGGTGCCAACGCTATCGCCAAGGCAGTTGCTCGGTGGCAGAGCGAGGTGGCCGCATGAGTGCCCCAATCGATACCCCATCCCCATGGCTCACCGTCGACGAGGCCCGCGCCTATGCGCGGTGCGGCCGTCAGCAGATGTACCGCGCGCTCCATACCGGCGAACTCGTTGGCACGCAGCGCAAGCGGCCGCAGGGGACGTGGCGGATTCATCGCGACGATCTCGACACGTGGATGCGGGGGAGTAACCCGGAGCAGTCGCCGATGAAGCTCAAGCGTGTCACTCCCGAGCCGCGCCGGTTGCGGAGGTCAGCATGAGTGCCCCGCATGTCATCACCCTGTACGGGGCTCGCGGGATCGGTTTCCGGTGGACTCGCCGCGCCGGAAACCACCGCGTCGTCGGTGCTGCCACTGAGGATTACGCATCGAAGCAGGGCGCGGTGAAGAACATGATCACCGCGAACGCTGACATCGAGGATTGCGTGATCCGGGATGTGACGGGTTTGGGGTTTCCTCGGTCTCGTGCTGCACGTTCGGATTTGAGTCGCGGCCCGTTGGGCGGTGCCGAATGAGCATCCGACGTCATCGTCTATTCGAGGCTCACGAGTTGGTCTGTGACGGGTGTGGAGTGGCACGTCTTATTCCGCCGATGCAGATGCCAACTGAAGCGGAAGATGCTGCGGCTAAGCGCGGCTGGCGGAACACTCGTCGTCCCCGGACTGGCAGCAGTGGGATTGAGTCCGTGAACCACTGCTCGGTCTGCGCCGAAACCGAGCTAGGTGGTGCCGAATGAGCGCCTCTCGTGTCATCACGGTGAACGGTATGGACGTCACTGTGGCTGAGTGCCCGCGTCGTGCGGGGTTCGGTCCGCGTCCGGTGTTGGCGGCTGTGACGGATAACGGTGTGCGAACTGTGTGCAACACCAACCTGTTTCCGAATGCGGTGGGTCGGGCACGGGATATGGCTGCGGCGGCCCGGAAGTCGTCGAATTCGTTGCGGGAGACGTATCGGGCGCAGTGGTTGGCGCTCGCTCAGGTCATCGAAGAGTTGGGAGTGGAAGCATGCCGCACTACATCGTGAAGATCGACCGCGACCAGGACTTGTATGTCGACTGGTCCACCATCACTGACTGCCCGGCGGCGATCGGCACTCGGGCTGAATTGACTGCAGAGCTCGGCCCGGAGTTGTCGAAGGATGCCAGATGGGACCGTGCCGACCTGAACGGTACGTCGTCGGTCGACGGTTTCTACGGCTGGGATGACGGCGAGTTCATCGCGGAGCAGCGGGGTCTCGTCAAACGAGCAGACCTGCCCGAGCTTGCTCGGTGCCTGCACGGCCGGCTCCCGTACCCGCACATCCTGCATCCGTTCGAGGACGGCTACATCAACGCCACATGGCATCGGACAGAGGTGAAGTCGTGAGTGCTATCGATTTCGCGAAGGTGCGTGCTGGTCATCGTCGGGAGATCCGTAACGACGAGTGGGCCCGGCATGAGTCGGATCACCGGATTCTGGCGCTGGGTGTCGCGTCGGTGATGGTCGTGCTGACTGTGCTGGTGACTGCGGTGGCGGTGATGTGGCCATGAGTGAACTCAGGATCTCTGATCTTGAAGTGGTCCGGGTCCGCGACGCTGTGGAGGCTCTCGTCGACCGCATCCGTGACTTGACTCCCCGCGTGCTCAAGGGGGATTGGCGAGACGTCGAAGCCGCACTGGACGCACTGCCGATGGGTGCGCAGATCCGTTGGACGACAGGCGAACCAATCCATGTCGCTCTCGGCATCAATCGTGGCGCGTACTGGAACGTCACAACCCACGGCGGACCGCTCTCCTCGTACAACATCGCCCGCGATGAGACACCCATCGAGGTGATCGCATGAGGTTCGCCCGCTACCTCCGTCCCCACCTGATCCTCGTGTCCATGTTGCTCGGCGGGATGGCCGCGTCACCACTCTGGCAGGTGACGGGATGATCCCTTACCCGTTCCAGTTGCGGACCCGCTTCGGACGATGGCTCCCGATCTGCATGGTTCACGAGACGGTGTTCTCGAACCGCCGTCAGTACGAGAACCACTACACCGACGAATGCTCGCGTCCGATCCTGCTGGACATGCCCGAGTCGGACGAGTTGCGGCACTGGAAACCGCTTGGCTACAGGCGCGTTTGGTGGTGGCAGTCATGACCTTCATCGCTCGTGGCGAGGTCTACGACGGCTACCCGATGGGTGCGGACTGCGACCTAGACGCCCTGATCGAGTGGCGCTACCCACTGCGCCTTGTCCCCGGCCTGATCTCAGATGCCTTCGCCGCGGCCTACTCGATAGCTGCCGGTCTCCTCCCTGAACTACCTGCTGCCGCCGGGCTGAGTGGCGCGGGTTCCCCGGTGCCGGTGAGCGGTCTCGCCACTGCTCCCGGCACCCCAAACGAAACGAGAAACGAATGAGCCGCGAAATCAAGCGAGTACCAGTGGACTTCGACTGGCCGCTGAACAAGATCTGGTCGGGTTACCAGATGCCCGACAGCCTGAGCGAAGACAAATGCCCCGACTGCACGCACGGGTTCTCCGTGTACGGCGAATACCTGCACGCAATGTGGTACGGGAACGTGCCGTTCGACCCTCGTAGCACTGGTTCGGTCGCTTTCGAGCCTGTGTCGCCGGGCGTTCGCGCGTTCGCTGAGCGAAACATCGGCAATGCTCCCGAGTTCTACGGGCGAGGTGAACAGGCGATCCAGAAGGAGGCTCGTCGGCTCGCCGTCCACTTCAATAGTGGATGGATGCACCATCTTTCGCCAGCAGATGTTGCGGCCTTGGCTGAGCGCGGCAGGTTGCGCGACTTCACCCACACGTGGGTTAAGGGTGAGGGTTGGCAGCCGAAAGTGCCGGCGCACATGCCGACCGCCGCAGAGGTCAACGACTGGTCGCTTCATGGGCTTGCGCACGATTCGATTAATGCACTGGTGTGTGTCGAAGCTCGCTGTGTTCGTGAGGGTTTGCCGTACCGCTGCGCGACGTGTAGTGGGCATGGGTCTACCGAGTCGTACGACGGGCAGCGCGCAAAAGCCGAGGCATGGGAGTCGACCGAACCGCCGGTAGGTGATGGCTACCAACTGTGGGAGTCAGTCAGTGAAGGCTCGCCGATCTCACCGGTGTTCCCGGATCGGGAAGGCATCATCGCGTTCCTGATGTCCGAGGCCAATTCGTGGGGTACCTCCCGCCCGCTGACACGCAGCCAAGCTGAGGCGTTCGTCGGTTCCGGGTCGTCCATCGGATCGTTCGTCGTCTCCAACGGTGAACTCATCAACGGTGACGCGGCTGTCGAAGCACTAGGCGGTCGACCATGACCGACAAGAAGATCCTTATCACCAAGACCCGATCCGGCGGCAACCGCATGGTCCGTGCCGACACGAAAGACGGCCTCGGCAACGGCACCTGGATCAATGCCAACCAGCTCGACAACACCCTAATCGATCAGGTCCGCGAGATCGCACACGAGCACCTCGCCATCGCGGACTCACTCGACGAAGCACTTTCGGAAGGAGCGGACTGGTGATCATCACTGTCCCAACGCAATCGACCCGCGAAGTCATCACCCTCTCGCGGTGTGACGATCCCGGCATCATCTCCGCCCGAGTCCGCAAGCCGCGCGGGGGACTGTTCCGCCTGACGTTGGTCGGCGGAGTGAAGACGTGGGCGTACGGCGACGAGATTGTCGTGAGTGCGGGGGTGGCGGCATGAGTCTTATGGAATTTCGCGCAGGCGACGTTGTCCGCTATACGCCCGAGAGGTCGGATAAATGGTGTCGCGAAGGTTACGCGGTCGCCGTCGAGCGTCGCCAGCAGATTGAATTGCTGGACACCTACTGGCGGCTGTCAGGTTCGGAGTCGCACACGCTCAACGAAGTTGAGGTCGAGTCGGCCGAATTGCTTTTCAATCTGAACGATTATGACGAGCTTCACCGTCGAAGCGAGCAGCAGTGGGAAAAGTACGCGCCCGCTGACCGTCAGCGATACACCGAGCAGCACGGTTGCGTTGTCCGTCTTTTCGTGCGCAAGGGCGCGGTCGAAGATCACGCGACAAAAGTGGAGAACGCCAGGCGTGATGTCGACGTGCGTCTGGAGGAACTGGCCACCGCTCAGCGTCGACTGACGTGGGCGCAAGAGGAATTTCGGCACATCCTCGCTACAGCTGAGGCGGAGTCATGAGCACTCACTTCTCCGTCGACCGGGGCGAGCTCGTCGAACCCCGCCACCTCACCCTCGTCGTGTCGAATCCGTGGCCGACCGAGCGTGACGAGGACGTGTACGAACGCCGCGGCAAGAAAAATGCGGTCGGGGTTGCGGGATGGCTGTCACTCGGATGCCTTGCCGTGTACATCGGGATCGTCGTCTGGGCGGCGGTGCTCTGATGGATGCCGATCAGCAGCGCGCTGTCGTCGATCAGATCCACGCCGATCCGGTCGAGCATCCCGCGCACTACGTCGCTCATCCGTCCGGCGTCGAGTGCATCACGATCACCGAGCACATGACGTTCAGCCTGGGCAATGCAGTCAAGTACATCTGGCGGGCAGGGCTGAAGTCGACGTCACCGATCGAGGACTTACAGAAGGCGCGCTGGTACCTCGATCGCGAGATCAAGCGGCTCGAGGCAAAGCAGTGACCGGCCCGATGGTGTGGGACGAGCAGTCCCTGTGGCGTCTGCCCGCCGGCACTCACTTCCGTGAGATCGGCCGCCTGGGCCGCGAGTTCATTGTCGACGACCACCGCGTAGGCGTGTTGTGGCACGGCTCCACTCCCTGCCCGGTAGCTGTGGTTGAGCTTCCGGTTGAGGTGCTCGCCCATGCCGTCTGACTACGACAGCCTCACCGATCCCGCTGAACTTTGGGATCGGCCCGAAACCATTCCTACCCAAACACTTTCCGAGGAGCAGTTGTGACCAACAAGATTGCCGTGACTCGTGAGCTGCGCATCGCCGTAGCTGCCGAGTACAAAAAGTTCGCCGCCGATGTAGAGAGCAGCGAGAAGGCCAAGTTCCTGGCCGAGAATGCGGTCAGCACTCGCCTGCCGGTCGTCTCCGACATCCTCGGCGAGGACGGCCGCCCGTTACCGATCGGTGCCGTGACGGTACGGAAAGCGATGAAGTCGACTCCGAAGCCGTACATCGACGACGAGGAGCAGGCGATCACGTTCGCTGCAGCCGAGTTCGGCGGTGCCGTCTCCGAGGTTCACATCACTGCACAGGCTAGGGCGTCAGTTCTCGCCGCAGCAGAGAAGGCGATAAAGGACGGTGAGCCGTTACCCCCGGGTGTGGCGCTGCCGGAGGTGTCGCCGCGGTCGCCGTCTGTGGCGTGGACACCGGAGAAGGGTGTCGATGCCGGCGCTTTGCTGTCGGATATGGCGGCCCGTGGTGCGCTGGACGTCACCGGGATCCTGTCGCTCGAGGCCCGACCAGAGCCAGGTGAAGCAGCATGACCACCTCCGAAATCCTTGCTGATGCTGCCGATCTCATCGAACGCAAAGGCCACTCCCTGGACCACTATCAAACCGCCGACGGATGCCTCTGCATGATCGGTGCGATCGTCCTCGCGGCCGGTGGAACGTTCACCTACCAGGCTGACCGGGATGAGCCGGATGATTTCAACGGCCCGGATGGTGACGATTGGGCGGTCACGGACGCTATCGCTGTTGTGGAGTCTGTCGTCACAGGCCTGCCGGTGAATTCGCTGATGATGCCTGGTGGGTCGTTGGTGGAGTGGAATGCGGTACCGGATCGGACCAAGTCTGAAGTCGCTGATGCTCTGCGTGCCGCGTCGAAGCGGGTGGCGGCATGAGCTACTTCGAGGACACCGGGTTCGGGAAGTGCGGGTACTGCGGTACCCGCGATGCTGGCGCTGATGGTTTGTGTGATGGCTGCTTCGTCAGGGGCAATGCTGTGACCGCCCCCGAGGTACCCCAGGTGAACGTGTTCGAGGCGTTCTCGAAGGTGATGGCCGACGTGCAGGGCATCGCGAAGCGGGAACGAAACTCCATCCAGAACTTCAACTTCCGTGGCATCGACGCGGTGATGAATGCTGTCGGTCCTGCTCTGCGTGCGCATGGTGTGGTGATCGTTCCCACTGCGCAGTCGGTGGATCAGGAGCGGTACGTCACCGACAAGCAGAAGCCGATGCACGGCGTCGTCGTGAAAATGGCCTACACCGTCTACGGGCCGGCGGGGGATTCGTTCGTCGGCGGCGCGTACGGGCAGGCAGCGGACTCCGGGGACAAGGCTGTGTCGAAGGCTGAGTCGGTGGCGTACAGGACGTTCCTGTTGCAGGCGTTGACGATCCCGACGGATGAGCCGGACCCTGATGCGTCGGTGCATGAGCGAGCGAATCCGGAGCCGTCCGAGGCGGACAAGGCCCGTGGCGCGTTGTTGGAGGCGTTGAAGTTCAAGGACATCGACCCGGCGCTTGCTGTGGAGAAGTTCGCGGCGGACGGTCACGGCGAGCTCCGTGCGTCTACGGATGTTGCTGCGATCAAGGCCCTCACCCAGCATTACCGGGGGGTGAAGTGATGACCGCTGGATTCGAGATCGATACCCGTTGGACCACTGCTGATTCGGCGGAGTTGGATCGGTGGATTCGCCAGAACTACCCCAACCCGCGGCCGCTGACTGCTGATGCTCGGTTGGCGGAGATCCTTCGGGATGCCGAGGTGGAGCGCTGCAAGGTGTGTGAGAAGCCGATGGTGCGTGGGAAGTTCACGGTGAAACCTGTTGGCTATGTCCGGCATGCGGGGTTCGGTCGGTGCCATACCTGCCGGAGTCGGGAGCGGTATGGGGTTCCTCCGTCGACGCGACGGAAACTGTCGCTGTCTGACCGGGAGGCGGTGCTGGAATGTCTCGCGGATGGTGTGACTGTCCCGGTGGTTGCTGCCAGGTTCGGTGTGACTGATCGGACGGTTCAGCGGATCAAGGCGGCGAACCGATGATCGATTTCCATACTGGGATGGAGTGGGCTGACGATGCTGCCTGCAAGTCGGTGGATCCGGAGGTGTTCTTCCCGTCTGCGTCTGGTCCGCAGTGCCGTGTGCAGGTGAAGGCGGCGCAGGAAGTGTGTGCTCGTTGCCCGGTGAGGGTGCAGGCGAAGTGTGCCCGTCGTGCTTTGAATGGTGATGACCATTACGGGGTGTGGGCGGGCGTGTATGTGACGGGCACTGCTGGTGACCGTCAGCGTGCCTTGAATCTGCTGCGGGTGATTGCGGGGGATGAGCCTGTGGTGCGGGCGGTTCCGCCTCGTTTGTGTCGGGGTGGGTGTCGGCGGATGTTGCGGTCGTCGAATTCGATGTTGGTGGAGTTTCCGGGGACTATCCGTGATGCCGGGGGTTGGCGTTGCCGGCCTTGTCTGGCTCGTTCGAAGAGGGTGACGGTATGACGCGTCGGGTGGATGAGTTTGAGCAGCCGTTGGATGGCGGGCATTACGCGGCGCGGTGGAAGGATCGTGTGCCCGTAAATTTGTCGGAGTGGGATCGGGAGCAGGAGCGTTCTGATCGGTTGCGGGAGCGGGCCGCTGAGATCGCCGCAAACAGGGAGCGACCATGACGCTTACCGCTACAGACTTGTTTGCAGGTGCTGGCGGATCGTCAGAGGGTTTGATGCAGGCCGGGTTCGATATCCGGATCTGCGCGAACCATTGGCCCGTCGCCGTCCACACCCACCAGATGAACCATCCCGATACCGAGCATCGGGTTGCGAATCTGTCTGAGACGGACTTCCGTTCGTTTCCGCGCACTGATGTCGCGTGGGTGTCGCCGTCGTGTGTGTGGCATGCGCGGTCGGGTGGCCGGAAGACTCCGCCCGCCGACGTCGAGCGACTCCGTGCTGATGCTGGTGCCATCGACCGGGCTACCGCGTTCGCTGTCATCGCCGCTACTGAGGTCCACGGCTATGAGGCGGTCATCGTCGAAAACGTCCCGGAGTTCGGGAAGTGGTCACTGTTCGAGTGGTGGCTGTCGGGGATGCGGGAGCTCGGGTATCGGGAGCAGGTCGTCACGCTGAACGCGAAGGACTTCGGTCTGCCGCAGCACCGGGAGCGCCTGTTCATCGTGTTCACACGTGGTGGTGATGTTGACCTGACAGTGCCGTCGATCGCCCCGATGCATGCGGCGTCGATCTTGGATTGGGACCGCGGGAAGCTCGTGACCCGGCCGCTGTATGTGACACCGCAGATCGAGCAGATCCGGGATCATGAGGTCACTCATCTGGTGACGTACCGGCGTAACGCGAAAGCCCGGCGCGCTGACCGTTTCCCTTTGGCGACGGTCACGGCAGGTGGGAATCACCACGGTATCGCCACGCTCACCGATGACGGGCCGCGGTTTCGGATGCTCACCAACCGTGAATGTGCTCGAGCTCAGGGCTTCCCGGATTCGTATGAGTTCGCCGGCAGTGCGAAGGACGTGAAGAAGCAGATCGGTAATGCGGTCCCTGTCAATGTCGCGAAGTGGATTGGTGAGCGAGTCGGTGCACACATCACTCAGGTGGTGGCGGCATGACGATGTGCGTCAAGCATCGGAGGCAGTGGCACGGATGGTTGAACTACAACCCTGGACCGATCACCGGATGGCAACAGTTCTCCGAGAACCACGCCAACGCTGTCACTCGCAGCCTTGAGGTCCGCGCCATGTACGTCGAGGACCGGATCACGCTGATTCGCAGTCAGATTAACCACATCCTGCAGCTGTGCCGCGATGGCATCAATTGTTCGGATGAGGTGGCGTCGTGAGGGCGGGTGCGTTCACGAATGACGTTCGGTTGGTGATTGATGCTCGGGCGGGTGGTGTCTGTGAGATGTGCGGGCGGTGCCGGATCGAGCAGTGGCATCACAGACGGGCACGGGGGATGGGGAGTACGAAGCGTCCGTCGACTGCGTTGCCCAGCAACGGACTTGGCTTGTGCGCTGAGGATCATCATTGGGTGGAGGTGAATCGGGCGGAAGCTACCCGGTTGGGGTTTCTGTGTCGTCAGTCGTGGGAGCCGCGGGATGTGGCTGTGTGGATCGGTGGCCGGTTTGTGTTGTTGACGGATGACGGCCGCTACGACGAACTTCCGGAGGAAGCGTGATGGATTCAGATGTCGAGAAGGTTGCTGCGACAGCGCATTCGCTGTGTATGTCGATTCGGGAGTCGGATCCGCGGGAGTTGTACGAGCAGATTGCTACTCAGTGTGAGTGCGATCCGGAGCGGATGGCGCAGGTGGTGATGGCGTTGGCTGCGTGGGTTCCGGTGGATGAACCGTTGTCCGTTCGGGGTGCTCGGGTCGAAGCAATCACTATGGCGCGGTTGGGAATTGCGTCGTGAAATGCGCGCCGCCAACACAGTATTTCGCAAGGCTAAGGGGTATGATTGAGAGCGAGTTCGACTCCAGGATTAGGGCCCTGAAGTCGAACTCTGACCGCCCCAACATCACTAGTGAAGGGACCGGCTGACATGAGTTTAGCCAGTGAACCAGACCCAAGTAGGTCTACCCCATTTTTTCAGGACGATGTCGTCACCTTGCACCATGGGGACTGCATCGACATCCTACGAACATTGCCCGATAGCAGTGTCGATTCGGTCGTGACGGACCCGCCCTACGGACTCGAATTTATGGGCAAGGACTGGGATGCGCCATGGAAAGCATCCTCGATCGGGCGTGGAGTAAATGTCGCATCGGAGCGCGCATCGGAGGTGACCGCACAGGGAACAGGTCACAGCACTAGCGCGGGTCCGTATCTCGCGGCCCGCGTGGATTCCGTTCGGGTAGCAGGTAAACCGTTCCAGGATTGGTGCACCGAGTGGGCGACCGAATGCCTGCGAGTACTGAAGCCGGGCGGGTACATGGTTGCTTTCGGGGGATCCAGGACCTGGCATCGACTGGCTGGGGCGGTGGAGGATTCCGGCTTCGAGATTCGCGACTCGATCGCGTGGCTGTACGGATCAGGGTTTCCGAAATCTCTTAACCTCCCGGGCGGTCTCGGGACGGCGCTCAAGCCCGCGTTCGAACCGATAGTCGTCGGGCGAAAGAAGCTCGTGGGCACCGTTGCTGCCAACGTTCTCGCGTACGGTTCAGGCGCGTTGAACATTGACGCATGCCGTACTGAGACCACAGACAAGCTGGGGGGCGGCGCGGAAAGTGGATCGACTGCGTGGTCTGCGCATGAGGAATGGCAGCGGCCGTGGATGACCGACCCGGAGAAGTTGGCCGCGCACAGTGCCCGTGTCAGCGACAACGTCGAGAAGGCTGAGTCGCTGGGTAGATGGCCGACGAACGTACTACTCGACAAGGGGCAAGCGGACGAGCTGGACCGTCAGAGTGGAGCTCGGGCGGCAGGCGGCAGTGTGCGCGGCGATGAACCATCGAGCCGCACAAGCGCTGTCTATGGCGAACACGAGCGGACTCCGTTCGTAGGGCACGGCGATAGCGGCGGGGCTGCCAGGTTCTTTCCGACGTTCCACTATCAGGCGAAGGCTCCGAGCAGTGAGCGCCCGAACGTGGACGGCGTGCAGCATCCCACCGTCAAGCCGCTCGACCTGATGCGATGGCTGGTCCGACTCGTGACACCACCGAATGGCGTTGTCCTGGAGCCGTTCGCTGGGTCGGGTACGACGATCGAGGCGTGCGTGCACGAGCACATGACGTGCATTGCGATCGAGAGAGAAGGCGCGTATCTGCCTCTGATTGTTGATCGGTTGTCGAAGGCAATCGAGGTCGGGTTCGATTTCGGTGGTGTCGCATGACGTGGTTCAAATCGGACGACAAGCTTCCCGATCACCGCAAGGTTCGGCGCGCCGGTACCGCTGCAATGGGTCTCTGGGTACTCGCCGGATGCTGGTCGAGCGACAATTTGACCGACGGATTTGTACCTCGCGTGATAGCGCGCCGGTGGGATCCGAGGGGAATTTATGCGACGAAGCTGGTCAAAAGTGAGTTGTGGTTCGACGCCGCCGCTGACGGTGAAGCCGGGTATCAGTTCGTCAACTGGTCCGATTGGAATCCCACAAAAGCCGAGGTAGAAGCGGAGAGGGAACGCGCACGGGACCGGATGAAGAAGGCCCGGTCACGGCGAACAGGTGGCGAACGTTCGGGTGATGTTCGCCCGAACGAACAGCGAAGTTCCGGCGAAGTTCGCGTGCCCCGTCCCGACCCGTCCCGACCCGTCCCGACCCGTCCTTCTTCCAGTGAAGATTTAGGAGGGGGGGTAACTGATGTAGCCGGGAGCGTTCCGCCTCCCCCAAAATGCTCGAAGCACATCAACGAACCGAACCCGCCGAATTGCGGGGCTTGTGGAGATGCGCGTCGAGCTCGAGCAGATTGGGATCAAGCTCAGGGCAGGGCCGTTCTCGATCAGGCCAAGTCGAAGCGAGCTGCGATCAGCGAGTGCTCTGACTGCGATGAGGCCGGCTGGATCGTAGACACCGACCCGGCGGTGCGTTGCCAGCATCAGGCTCGGAGGTCATCGTGATCGAGTCGAAGCTATCTTGGCTAAAGAGCCTCCGGGGCGCTGGGCTGTCATCCACCCAGTACCTCGTACTGGTCACCATTTCAACGTACACGGACAAAAACGGACTCAATGCACATCCGGGTTGGGTACGGCTCCAGAGCGACACAGGGCTTCAACTGAACACCATCAAGAAAGCCGTGAAGGTGTTGCTGTCGAGGAAGTTCATGATCCTGGCCGATGAGGGTGGGAACCAGCATTGGAAGGGCAAGGCGAACGTCTACGAGCTGGCACCCGTGATGACCGTGCGGACAGCCCAGGACGAAGGGGTGCAATCGGAAACCCAAGGGGTGCAATCAACATACCCAGAAGGGGATAACGGAACGCACCCCCATCAGGGTTCTTATCCATCAGGTTCCGATCACCATTCCGATTCAAATGAATCGGGCACATCGCAAGCGATGCGCGACCAAGTGACCATCAACGATCTGAACATCGACAGTTGGGCCGACGGCGTCGGGTTCGATGACTTCATCGACGGACTCGACCCCACCGACCAGAACGCCGCACTCGGAATGTATTCGGGTGGGATGCACCCCAAGGCAATCGGAAACACGCTACGGCGAAATGGAGCAATCTAATGTCGGCCAGCTATGGAACGTTGTGGGCGATCATCGCGAAAGCCATCAGCAGTAAGCAGAGTCCGGAAGACGCTGCAGATGCAGTGATGCAATGGCTTGAGAATCGCGGTTACCGGATTGTCGAATCGAACGAGTACGAGTCACTGCAAGGCGCTCACACAGACGCGATGGTCAACCGCGACACCGCCAACCGGGCCGACACGAAACTCGACAGACTGCGGCAGATTCACGCCCGCAACTACGGATTCCCCACTGTCGGCTCCATGCGTATCCCGGATAGCAAGCCTGTGGTGTTCTGCCAGTCCTGCCAGGTGGAGTGGCCGTGCACGACCATCCGAATCATCGACAGCGAGTCGCTACTTCTACACCCCCAGGAGGGGAAATGACCAACCCGATCGTCTTCATCGACACCGAGACCACAGGACTCCATGACGGCCGCCGACCATGGGAAGTCGCCATGATCCGCATCCACGAGGGGAAGACGCAGGAGACGTCGATCTTCATCTCGGATGTCGACCTGACCGGTGCCGATCCGGCTTCACTGCGGATCGGGAAGTTCTACGACCGGCACCCGAGGTTCACGCTGGAATCGACAATGCCGGCGGGGAGTTGGTTGTTCACGGAGCAGTCAGCGGCCGAGAAGGTGGAACGCTGGACTCGGGACGCAACCGTGGTCGGTGCGAACCCAGGGTTCGATACGGAAATCCTGGCCCCGATGCTTCAGCGCCACAACCTCGTTGCGACTTGGCATCACCGCCGACCGGATGTCGAATCGCTGACCGTCGGGCATATCGGGAAGCTCACCGAGGACAACAGGATGTTCGGGCTCGCGCAATGCGCCGACCTCCTCGGCATCTCCACCGAGGGCATCGCCTTGCACACCGCGATGGGTGATGCGTACCTGACGATGAAGATCTTCCTGAAGCTGGTGGACATCTCGTGACCGCCACCACGGAGCGGAAGGTGGTCACGTTGACGATCGTCGACCCGGTCCACCCCGGCCGGCCACCTCTGACGATGAACCAGTGGAGGAATGCGCATTGGGCTGTGAAGACCGCGGCGAAGGAACGCCTGTATTGGCAGGTGGTGTCGGCGTTGCAGACGGCTGGTGTGAAGCGGGGTGCGGTCCCGAACTTTGAGCGCATCAAGGTGTCGATTGTGCAGTACGCCCCCGATATGCGGGTCCGCGATAACGATGGGCTCGGCGCTTTCCGCAAAGACATTCTCGATGCGATGAAGAGACGCAACGTCGTTCGAGACGACTCACGCCTGTACGTGAAGGACGGCGGCAATGAGATCGAGACGGACCGGAAGTTGCCGCGCATGGAAATCCTGATCGAGGAGCTGTCATGACTGCCGAGCATGAGGAGCGGTGTGAACGGACGATCGCGTCGGTGGTGCATGACATCGACGACCTGAACCACCAACTCCGCGTGGCGAATGACTGCATCCGAAGAGTCCGGGCGGCGTGCAGTCACGTCGAACTCATCGCGGAAGCGTTACCGCAGGTCCCGAGAACAGTCCTGATCGACACCATCCTCGAAGCTTTGGAGACGAAATGACGAAGGCCCGCAGAACAGTAACGGTGATTACAGCTCGTGGTGTGAGTGAGAAGTACGGCAGCAACATGTTGTCGGAGGTGACGAAGCGTCTGGATAAGGCGTGGTTCGACGTGAAGGAGCTCCAGTACAGCGCGGGGTATGCGCCGGTGGGGGAGTCGTTCGGGGTGTCGCAGGAGGTGGGCCGCCGGAACCTGTTGCACATGATCGATGCGGATCCGAACCCTGTGGTGTTGCTGGGGTTCTCGGCGGGTGCACAGGTGGTGGGCGATGTCGCCCGGGAGATCGCGCTCGGGATGCATCCGAAGCTCGAGGTCCTCGGAGTCGGGTTGCTCGCTGACCCGTCGCGGGCGCAAGGTCAGATCGAAGGACCCGATCGTGGCGGCTACGGCATCAAAGGCTCCCGCCCCATCCCCGCCGATCGGTTCCCGGTGTGGTCATTCTCGGCACCTGGGGATCCGATCTCGGAACTGCCGGTGGGGAATCCGTTGCGGTCGTTCGCGGATTGGTCGGAGTGGTTCGGGTCCCCGGATCATGTGCGGCGGTTGGTGGAGCGGGCGCGGGCGAATCAGTGGCAGCGGTGGTGGGATATCCGGAATGTGCGGACGTGGGCGGGCGCGTCGGTGTGGTTGAACAACTACCTCACCGGTGGCCGCCACATTTGCTACGCGAGGGAGCGGATGCAGGGCTCCACACTCACGTACACGGAGGTGTTGGCGGAGCGTGTTTCTGCTGTTCGCGCGTACCGGAATGTCGTGTAGTTAGCGAACCGAAATGGTAGAATTCTGTTTAGCGGCAACGGGATTCACGACTTCCCATCAATGAATCCCGTTGCCTACCCGAACTCAATCGAAGGTGAGTATCGAGCATGATTGATTCTAATGCGGACGGTGGAGTTGTAGCACCGGACCCCGCGGCAATCGAACAGAACACTTCTGTGGTGGTGGCCCGTATCGCGGCCGCACTCGCAGAGCATCGGGGCGGTACGAGCCATAGTGGCGATTGGGAGTGCTCCTGCGGCAAGGAAGGCCCCGAAAAGTCGCACGATCTGCATGTGGCGTCTGTGGTTGCTGCCCTCCCCAACATCGCCATCGTGCCGTTGAGCGCACCGGAGCCGGATCACAACGGCGAGCGGTACTACGACGGCGTCAGTTACCGAGTCTCAGCGGATGGGTCGTTCCATAAGCGCGTGCTGCTCGATGGCGTGTGGGAGTGGGCTCTTGCGAGTCCGCGTCGCGTCGAATCTCATGCAGCAGAGATTCTTGCTGCTGCTCGCGCTGCGGGAGGCCAAGCATGAGCGGCGGGGAGTTCGCGGCGATAGAAGACCGAGCCAACGCAGCGACGGAAGGACCGTGGGCAATCAACCGTGCTCTCGGAGAGTCTCAGTTCTCAGTCGGTTCCGCTAACGAGTTCGACGTGCTCGATGTTGATAGCGATCAGTCAGCACGCCCCAGCGCCGAGTTCATTGCTCATGCCCGCGAGGATATTCCGGCTCTGTTGGCTGCGCTGCGGGAACGGGACAACACCATCGCCAAGGTGCGGGAGCTACATCAGCCGCGCGTGAACTCCACGTCGGCGCTGTACCCGAAGCCACTGTGCTCATGCAACTCCACCTACCCGTGCGACACGATCGCTGCCCTCGACCCACAGGAGACACCATGAGCCTCACGAAACAGGAGAAGTTCACGCCGTCACGAACGCCATACGCATTCGCGCCCAAGGCCTTCGATGGCCGCAGGGTTGAGGCCATCTGGGCGAGTCGAAAGCGCGGCGAGACGGTCCTAACCCTCGGGTCCTATCGGCTGTTTTCATTCAAGGAACGCGGCCTCACGAAGTATGCAGACCTGCTCCCCGTTGCCGACACACGGTACGGCGGGGAATGGAAGTGGACATGGGATGGAGTCTCGCTACTCGTAAATCCATCGCACGCGCTCACCCCTGAGGGCGTCGAACGTGTCTCACGCAAGCTCGACGGCATCCTGCGCGACCTCCCATCTGTGCCCGATTTCTGGGATGGCTGGTACTACCGCGAAAAGGCCACCGCCGCTTCGGGGGTGGTGTTGTGAGCACGCCGAACCCCACACACATGATTGCGGACGCCATCCTGTCGGCGCTGATCGAAGACGAGAAGCGATGGGTGTCGCAGCGAGGATGGGCAATCACCGAAGCGCGGGAGTACGCCGCGCATGTGGTGTCGAAGCTGACGGACGCCGGCTACAGCATCATCCCCGGCGAAGGCATAGTGCGCACCTATCAGGCTGCATCAACCCTCGGATCCCGGTACATGTTGCCCAAGCATTTCGGCATCGATCGCGAAGAAGCCGAACGGTGGTTCGAGCTGCACCAGAGTGCACTCGACGGCTTGCCTGGCGTCGATACGGTTCGGCTGGAATACCGCGACGAGTACGTGACCGGCTGGCTACCTCTCCACCCTGCTGCCGCTGAGGGGGAGAAGGCATGAGCGCGCTCGTGGCGTTGTTCTTCGTGCCCCTCGTCAGCATCGTCATCGTCGCTGCCTGCTACGGCCTGTATCTGGCGCTGCAGGAGTCGGATGCCGAACGCGCGTTGACGTATCCGCTCGGGAGTCCTGAGCGTCGAATGTTGGAGGTGTGTGGTGTCTGATCGGGCGTACGACATCCATATCGAGGAGTTACGCATCCGGCAGCGTGCTGTCCGGGAGGGGCGAGGGTTGTCGCGGATGGAACGCCAACACTTGGCGAAGCTCGCGGTGGAGGCGAAGGAGCTCGCAGGCAAGTTGGAGGCGGAACGTATCGCCGATTACAGGCCCGCAACCGGGTACCACCTTCCCGCACCAGCGTCCGATCCTGTCCGCCGCCGCAATGTTGGGGATTGGGGACCCGATGCCTGAAGTATTCAATCCTGTGAGTGTGGAGCAGGCGATCCGGGAGTGCGCCAACCGGATCGCGAACGGCGTCACCGAATGCAACAAACGGTATGTGGCGTTCCTCGAAGCCGATCACGCTCTCGACATCGCCTACGCGAGGGCATGGGCCGCCGACAGTGGACCCGCCAACGGCAAGAGGTACACCTGCGAGCTCGCGACCATCGACCTACGCAAGGCCCGTGACGTCGCAGACGCCATGTACCGCCACGCCGACCGGCAAGCGAAAGCCCTCGAGTCCGAGCTCCGGGCTTGGCAATCCGTGAACAAGTCCGTGATGGGCGCGTATCAGACCGCGGGGATTGGAGACCGATGAGCGACATCATCGACCAGATCGATGCACTCGTGGACGAGCAGCTCGCGAACTATGGCAACCGTTCCGGCTACGACTTCAACATCAACCAGGAACGCTGCCGATGTGGCCGCGACTGGCACGGACTGCCCATCACTCAGCGCATCGACTCCATGCGCTCCTACGGCGAGTTCGACCCCGACTACGTGTTCGCCGAGGATGATTCGCCGGTCATGTGCGTCGGATCGAACACATCGGGGCCGTGGCGACAGCCTGACAAGCGGAGCGGCATGTGGCGTGAGGACGGTCTATTCGTTGGCCTGACGGGTTACATGGACCGGATTCGCGAACGCATGGACTCCGGCTATCAGATGCCAACTCCGCCAAGCAGGTCCAGTGTCAACTTCGCCGAGGGTGGCGTCGTGAGCATCAGTAGCAGCAACGGCTGGACGCAAATCGGAACTATCGACCGAATCGATTCCAGCCCCATTCTGGGCGAAGCCGTCGTGTCGATCAGAGCGCACATGACGTCGTTCTCAGAATCGATCACCGCCGCCATGGAATCCATGAGTGCGACGTTCAGCGGCATCGCCTCGCATCTAGATCTCGAGCCCGACACCCGCACCCCGCAACAGCGCGCACTCCCACGACCGTCCACCACGCCGCCGATGTGGGCAAACGACGTCACACGCTCACGACGGCCCCGACGCAACCGCAACCAACCGAACAGGCAGAGGATCGCATGAGCAAACGATCCGAGCGTGCCGCATACCGGGCCGAAGTCCTCGCCGAGCTACGCGCACTCGTCGCAGTGGGACGGAGGATCGCAGCAGTGGCAGAGCGGAACCAAGCAGCCAACGCCGTCGAATACGGGGAGCCGGAGCGATGACTCAGCAGGTAACCATCGTCGAGTCATGGGCGACGATCACCGACGACAACGAGAACTTCGCATCAGGACGAACGCGCGAAGAAGCCATTGCTCGCCACCTACAGGGCAACCGAGACATGAAGCAGGCCATCGCCGACCTTGCTGCTCACGGTCCACTCGCTCCGAAGTGGGCGAACTACAACTTCCCAGTGATCCGAGGTGTCCGTCGAACCGTCACGGTCACCTGCGTCGAAGTCAGCGAGACCGTTGATGTTGAGGATCTGCCGAACGATCCGTTCGGATGGGAGCGGGACGGCGAAGTATGTTGCGGCACAACGTAACTGGCGAGTAATTGTGGTAGAATCCGGTAGTATCGACGGCCGTTCGGAAGGTGTGACCATGGGCGATGACCATCTCCTGATTCCCCGATTCGAGCTGAAGTCGCTCAGTGAAACACTGCGACGAATCCCCGGCCTCGCAGTCGATCTCGAACTGCTCACCACTCGGCAGGCCACTATCGGATGCTCTTCCATCGGCGGCGGGACACGTAGAGATCGCGTGTACCCGCTGCCGTACAGCGAGCGGGGCAGTGAAGCGATGGAGGTGCTGCACAACACGCTCGGAACGTGGGTGCGCCACGTCTGCGAGGCCAGGCTGATCCCGTACCTCCCGATCGGGTACACCCATCGTCACGGTGAGTTCGTCGGTCCACTGCGTGAGGATCAGCGACGGATGCCACCTGGCTACAACGCCGATACCCCGGCCGCCCTGTCGCGATGGCTCGACCGAAACCTGATCTCGCTGGCCATGACCGAAGGCTGCGAGGAAGCGCCCGACGAGATTAAGCACGCGGTGAAGTTCGTCCTGCGCGCACTGGACAGGCGACCGGAGCCGATCAAGTACGTCGACCCGGCCCGTGTGGCTGAAGCTGAGCGAGACGCCCGTGACGCCCTACTCTCAGCCGCCGGCATTGCAGCGTTGGCCAAGCAGCTCGGAGCGCCCTACGAGAAGCTCACAGCACGGCGGGTCTACACGCTTAGCAAGGCGGGCAAGATTGCCAAACGCACCTTGGATATCGACGAGGACGTGTTCAGATGTGGTGACGTGTTCGATGCGCACTTGGCATATCCGACGAGGCGCAAGAAGGTGCCAGCGTGACACCCCGTCTGCGACTTGACAGGCTTAGGTAATCGACAAGTGATACGCTGACGCTCGTACGCGTGGTGACAATTCCCAGCGTACGCAAATCCCCTCGATGCGGCACCGCACACTCACATCACCCCCTTGCATTCGTGAGCTGATGCCGTACTGCGTCGAGGCACCAACTTGGCCTGCGACTTCCCCAGCGCCTTCGGGCGTCCGTGCCATCACGGAGCGCAGGCCAACCTACTTCGCGAGGGAGACGGCCATGCTCCTCGAACTGTGGACTGACCTCGTAGCGCGCATCATCCGCTGGTGGATGCTCCGACCATAGAGGAGACGCAATGCCGACCCTCACGGAACGAATCACCAACGCCTACAACCTCATGCTCAACGCCAGAGCGAACGGTGAGACGCAAGCCGAGCAGACCTACGCGCGACGCATGAACGACCTACTCGAACGCATACCCAGGCCGGCGAGGTTCTAGAGCAACCACATGCCACGCCAACGAATGAGCGTCTGCGCCCAACCGGGCTGCCCCCGCATCCAGCCAGCCACACGGTGCCCGCAACACCAAGCAGAACGCGACAAACACTACCGCGCAACAACACCCACCAAGATCCACGAACCACAAGACCGAGCACGACGCAAAGCCGCAGTCACCCGCCACCGCAACACCCACGGCGAATGGTGCCCAGGCTGGCGCAGAGAACCACACACACTCGTACCGGCAGACGGCGGACTCACCGCCGACCACGTACACGACCTCCAACACGGAGGCCAGCCAACAGGCCCACTCCAAGTCCTCTGCAGGTCATGCAACGCCCGCAAAGCAAACACAAGGCTCTGACCAGCGGCAATGCAATCCCAAGGTCATGATGCAAGCCCCTGACCAGCGGAAACCCGGGGGGAGACCCCCAAAGCCCCGCCCCGCGTTTGGCCTCGGGTAAGGGGCCTCGCAGTCCAGACACCTGAGTTCGATACGCGCGGGAGGTTCGGCATGGTTGCTTCGGATGTTCCTGCTGGTCTTCAGGCTCGTGGTGCGCGTTTATGGGGGATGTTCCTGGCGCAGGATGACGGGCTGACGGTGGACACGGATCCGCGGCGTGAGGTTGCGCTGGAGGCGTGCCGGGTGGCTGACCGTTTGGAGCGGTTGAACGAGATTTGCGATCGTGTCGAGCCGATCATCGAGACGGACAAGGGCGCTCTGACGCATCCGGCGTTTCCGGAGGCTCGGCAGCAGGCGAATGTGTTGAAGCAGTTGGTGGCTGCGTTGCGGTTGCCGGATGAGGCGACTGGGAAGCGGCCGCAGCGTCGTGGTCCTCGTGGTGCGCAGCGGCCTTCGGTGGTGTCGTCGTTGGATCGAGCTCGAGCGAAGTCTGGTGCGTAAGCATTCGGGTTGGGCTGGGCCGTTGTTCGACGGGCATGAATGTTCGGTCGGGTACGAGGTTCTCGATTGGATTCACGAGTTCGAGTGCCATGGTGTCGGCGATATTCAGGGGCAGCCGCTGGACCTCGATGATGAGATGCGCGAGCACATCGTCGAGTGCTACCGGATCGACCCGATCTCTGGCCGGCGTGTGTACAACGAGGCGGTGCTGTCGCGGTCGAAGGGTCGGGCGAAGTCGGAGATCGCGGCCCTGATCGTGGTGGCGGAGGCGTTCGGTCCCGTCCGTTTCGACGGCTGGGATGCGAATGGTCAGCCTGTTGCGAGGCCTGTGAATTCGCCTCTGATCAAGTGCCTTGCAACGGAAGAGGGTCAGGCGGGTAATACTTTCGCGTCGGTCGCTTTCATTGCCGGCGAGTGGGGCAAGGATGAGCATCCCGAGGTGTTCGGTGGCGCGTCCGGTATCCGTCAGTATCAGTCGGCGTCGGCTATCTACCTTCCGCATAACGGCGAGATCCGTGCGTGTACATCGGGTGCTGCGTCGAAGGACGGTGGACTCGAGACTCATGTCGTGGTCGACGAGTCGCACTTGTACGTGTTGCCGGAGCTCCGGAACATGTATGCGACGACTGCCAGGAACATGGGTAAGCGTTTTGATGCGGATCCGTGGATTCAGCAGACGTCTACGGCGTATCGGCCGGGTGAGAATTCGGTGTTCGAGACGACGTTGACGTTGTGGCGGAAGGGTTTGTTGCCGCCGTCGGTGTTCGTGAATCACCGTGAGGCGACGGGGAAGATCGATCTCGAGGACAAGCCGCGGACGATGCGTCAGCTCGTCGAGGTGTACGGCGAGGCGTCGAAGTGGATCGACATGGAACGCAAGTACCGCGACATGCGCGATCCACGAATCTGTCCCGATGATGAGACGGCGGCCCGCTACTTCCTGAACCGCCCGATGTCGTCGAAGGACGCGTGGATTCCTGATGATGTGGTGAAGCGGCAGGCGAAGGTCGAGCCTGTGGAGCCTGGCACTCGGATCGCGTTGGGTTTCGATGGTTCGCTGAACGACGACTCGACGGTGCTCATCGGTTCCCGCTTGTCGGATGGTTTCATCTTCCCGATCGGGATTTGGGCGAAACCGTCCGGCCCTGAGGGGAACTGGTGGGAAGTCCCACGCAGCGACGTGTTGGCGAAGATCCGCGAAGCGTTCGCCCGGTATGACGTGTCGCGGATGTATGCGGATCCGCACGAGTGGCGTTCGGATATCGATCAGCTGGCGGAGGAGTTCCCGGAGCGAGTCCTGTCCTGGTCGACGACTCGCGACATCGCTATGGGTGCTGCTCTGGATCGTGTTCGTACCGATCTTGTGAACGGTGTCGTGTTCCACGATGGCGACAAGCTGATGATGGAGCACTTCTCGAATGCGTATGTCCGGAACAAGGGTGTTCATCGGCTGGTCCGCAAGGAGCACTCGAAGTCGGATCGAAAGATCGACTCGGTGATCGGCGCAGCTCTCGCATACGAAGCTCGTTCTGACTCGTTGGCTGTAGTCGAGGAACCTCCGAAGCCGCCGTCCAAAGTGATCGTGTTCCGATGAAGGGGGTGAGACGTGGCTGAATTGCCTGAGGACCAGAAGGCGATCTTCACGACTCTCTCCGACGAGTTGAGTGCGGCGCAGCCGACGTTCGACCTCCTGGATGGCTATTACGACGGGTTGCAGCGGCTCGAGCAGTTGGGCTTGGCGATTCCGCCAGAGTTGCTGAAGTTCACTGTGGTGGTGAATTGGCCTCGGGTGGTTGCGGATGCGTTGAACGAGCGTCTGGACCCGAAGGGGTTTCGGCTGCCTGACGCTGATTCTAAGGCGTCGGATGAGCTGTGGAACTTGTGGTTGCGGGCCCGGATGGGCGAGCAGGACATGTTGTCCCGCTTGGACTACCAGATTTACGGTCGCACCTACAAGTGTGTGGGAACGAATGAGGCTGATCCGTCGACTCCGTTGATCACGGTGGAGTCACCTCGGAATGTCATCACGAAGCGCAACGAGCGGACCGGGCTGGTCGAGGCCGGTTTGCGGATGTACGACATCGTGAATGGTCAGCCGACTGCTGCGACTCTGTATCTGCCGAACGAGACGATTTTCTTGGTCTCGAACGGTGGTTCGTGGGAGGTCGAGGACACCGATGCGCATGGCATCGGTGTGGTCCCGGTTGTGCCGGCGTTCCGCCGCCGTCGCTCGCAGATCCCTGCCGGTCGTTTGCTGCAGGGTGTTTCGGTGATGCAGGACGTGATCCCGATGACGGATTCGGCGGCTCGGGTGATCACGAATGCTCAGGTGGCGCAGGAGACCCATGCTGTACCGCAACGCTATGCGTTGGGTGTGTCGCAGGGTGATTTCGCGGACCAAAACGGTGAGCCGCTTCCTGTGTGGGAGGCGTATTTCGGTTCTGTGTGGGCGTTGACGTCCCCGGATGCGAAGGTCGGGAATTTGCAGTCGTCGGATATGGCGAACTTTCAGCGGATGGTCGAGTTGTATGCCCGGATGGCGTCGGGTGTGTCTGCGTTGCCGCCGAACTACTTCGGGTTGTCGGCGGATGATGCTGCGTCGGCTGATGCGATCCGGTCACGTGAGTCGCGGTTGGTGAAGTCCGCGGAGATCGACCAGAAGACGTTGGGCTATTCGGATGCGGAGACGATGCGGATCGTCATGAAGTTCATCGACGGCCCGGACGCTGATCCGTTGGATGGTTTGGAGACGCTCTGGTATGACGCTGGCACTCCGACTGTCGCGCAGCGTGCTGATGCGGTGGTGAAGAAGTACACGGCTACAGATGCTCAGGGTCGGACGTTGCTTCCTGCGGAGGCTGCGTGGGAGGAGCTCGGCTATTCGCCGACTCAGATCGCCCGGTTGAAGAAGATGCGCCTCGAGGAGGCGCAGGATCCTCAGCTGGAGCGTTTGATCACCGCGCAGACGGCGTAACCCGGTGGCGCTACCGGGTTCGGCTACAGCGTATTGGGAGGAGCAGCGCAGGGTTTCGGCGTTGTCTCTGGCGATAGCGAAGCGTTTGTGGCTGCGAATGGGCAACGATTTCGATGCGTCGTGGGATCAGATCGCGCCGACGCTCGTCGCGTCGGTCGAGAAGGCGCAGTCCGATGCGGGCGCTTTGGCTGTCGACTTCGTCCCGGCGGTGCTCGATGACTTGAATGTCGATGCGCCTGCTGTCGATGAGGTGCTGCCGGAGTCGTTGGTCGGTGTCACCGGTGGCGGGGTCCCGTTGGAGCAGGGCATGTATTCGGCGGTTGTTGCGTCGAAGCAAGCTGTGGGCCGCGGTGCGACCATGGTGGAGGCTTTGAGTGCGGGCGCTGATGTGCTGCAGATGATGATCGCAACGGCCTTGTCCGATACGGGTCGTGCTGCGGAGTCGCTGGGTATTGCTTCACGGCCGGGTGTCGGCTACATCCGGATGCTCGAAGGCCAGTCTTGTCCTCGGTGCATCATCCTGGCGGGGCGTTTCTATCGCTGGTCTGCGGGGTTCAAGCGTCATCCTCGGTGCGATTGCCGTCATATTCCGGCGACGCGGAAGAACGTGGACCGGTTGGCGATCGATCCGGGCTCGTACTTTCGGTCGCTGCCACAGGCGGAGCAGGATGGAAGGTTCGGTGCTGCTGCCGCGCAGGCGATCCGTGACGGTGCGGACATGTCCCAGGTTGTGAACGCGGACAAGGGGATGCGGCAGGCTCAGGTGTACGGCCAGAACCTACGCATCACCACGGAAGGTGTCACGAAGCGTGGCGTGGCAGGCAAGATCATTCGCGCCCGGGGTCGAGACCCTGTCACGACTCCGCGGTTGATGCCGTCTGCGATTTACGACATCGCCGAGGACCGCGCGGATGCATTAAGGCTGCTGCGGTTGAACGGCTACATCGCGAATCGTGAGGGCGTCCCGTTGTCGGGTGCGGGTTCGCGTACCGGTCTCGTCGATCTCGGTGAGGTCATCAACCTCGACCGCGTCCCGGTCCGGCCGCGGGTTTTGACCGAGGCCGAGGGGCGTACCGCGGGTAGTGCAACGTGGCGGCCATATGTCGACACCGTTCCTGCAACGGACGCGGCCCTGGTGCGGATCTACACCGGCAACGGCTACGAGGACATCAACAGTGCACTCCGCGACGGCGACCAACAATTTCTGTCTCCGACGAAGCGGGACACGATCACTGCACTCGACACGATCATCGACAAGGCACCTCGGGTCCCGGAACCGGTGACGGTGTCGCGCGCTGTGGATGCGAATGTCTTCGGACTGAAGGCGGATTCGGATTTGATGTCGGTGGTCGGTAAGCCGTTCACCGATGATGCGTTCATGTCTACGGCGTTCCAGTCTCGGCTTTCCCGCCTGGATCGGCACGAGGTGGAGATCCGATTGGATGTCCCCGCCGGCTCGAAAGGCGTGTACGTGTCCTCGCATGAGGTCGGCGATGATCGAAGCCTGGCGGCGTTCGGGCCCGACGAGAACGAACTGATTCTCGCCCGCGGTACCCGCTACGAGTTCACCGACGCGTTCGTCGAGGACGGTCGTAGGGTGCTGGTGGGTCGTGTCGTCGAGCAGGGGGTGTCCCGTGGGTAGTCTGCGTGATTCTTCCGACTTCGGTGCCCGGCCTGCTGAGCAGCACTTCTACGGAAACATCAGGGTCGGCCGCGGACGGTGGTCCCGTCTGCCTATGGGTGTGCTGTGGACCGATGACGACGACGCCCTGCAGTTGTCGCGTCTTCCTGGCGTTGATCAGGCTGCTGCCTATGACCTTCGGGTGCGGTTGCATGGATATGCCGCCGCGAATGCCCCAGCAACGCAGGTCTTCGACCGCATCGTCGCCGAGTATGCCACCGCTGTGGTGGTCGGCGACTTGGCGGACGTTCCCGCTTCCTGATTCGGGCGCGTAAGCGCCCCTGCTCTTCCTCGCCGCAAGGGTGAGGATTCATCACTCTCGCAAGGAGAGAACCCATGTCCGACAAGTCCCTACCCGCCCATGCCCAGACATGGAACGTGCAGCCCCTGCAGCAGCATTTTGCCGAAGCCGAGGATGCGCCCGACGACACCGATCAGGTGTCGGAGGAAACCAGCGAGGATGAGGATTCGGAGTCCGTCGACGACTCCGAAGATGAGTCCGACAATGATGACTCTGACGACGACAAACCCCTTGGCCCCAAGGGCGAGAAGGCTCTTCAAGCCTTCAAGGATCGAGTGAAGCAGGAGCGCACCAAGAGGCTCGCTGCCGAAAAACGTATCCGCGAGATGGAAGCGGATAGGGAATCCGGCGGAGACGAAGCTGCGCAGGAACGCCAACGGATTCAGGACGAAGCCGTTGCCCGCGCTAACACTCGAATCGTGAAAGCTGAGCTGAAAGCCGCAGCCGCAGGCAAGCTGACCGATCCGTCCGACGCGCTCGTCTTTATCACCGACCTCGAGCAATTCGAGGTGGACGAAGACGGCGAGGTCGACGCCGACGCGGTCACTGAAGCGATCACCGACCTGCTCGAACGTAAACCTCATCTCGCCGCGCAAAGCGAAGAGAAGAAGAAGACCCCCAAACCTGATCGCTCGCAAGGAGCCAGGGGGACCGGATCGAAATCCATCGCGGACGATTTTGCTGCCGCGTTGGGCTCCCATTTCTGATGGCTCACAACGACGTTTAGGAGATTCACAATGGCTGGTATCAATACCAACCGCACTACTTCGGGTGTCACGCTGCCGCCTTCGGTGTCCAACGACATCTGGCAGAAGACCCAGGAACAGTCCGTCGTCCAACAGTTGACGCGCTCGATTCCGTTGCCTGGTGGCGGCGTGGACGTCCCGATCATCACCGGCGACCCTGTTGCGGAGTGGGTGTCGGAGACCGACGAGAAGCCGGTCAGCAATTCGACGTTCGGGAACAAGAACATCAAGGGCTACACGATGGCCTTGATCGAGCCGTTCTCGAACCAGTTCCGCCGCGACAAGACGGCGTTGTACAACGCAGTCGTCGGCCGCTACCCCGGCATCCTCGCCGAGAAGTTCGACCGCACTGTGTTCGGTCAGCAGGCTTCCCCAGGTTCGGGTTTCGACACGCTTGCCGCAGCGCCGGCCGTGTCGGTGGCGACGAACATGTACGACGGTCTGCTCGCTGGTCTGAGCTCCGTCGCGACGGTCGGCAACGCTGACGTGACCCGGTGGGCACTGTCCACCCAGGGTGAAATCCTCGCTCTCGGGGCGAAAGATGCGGACGGTCGACCGATCTTCATCGACAAGGTCACCACCGAAGGATCGGTTGGTTCAATCCTGGCCCGCCCGGTTTTCAAGGCCAAGAACTCGTTCAAGGCCGGCACCGCAGGCTCGCCCGGAACGCCTTCTGTCGTTGGCATCGGCGGCGATTGGGACTCCGCAGTGTGGGGCTTCGTTCAGGGCATCACGATCGACATCTCGGATCAGGCCACCCTGACCCGCGGCAGCGAGACCATCAACCTCTGGCAGCGCAACATGTTCGCTGTGCGTTGCGAGTTCGAGATCGGTTTCGCGATGCGCGACGCAAACCGCTTCGTCCGTCTTACCGGACCCGTCCCGACCGCCTGATGGCTGAGCTGGTGTACCCCGGCCTCGGTGAGCCGGTCACAGTTCCCGACGACAGTGTCGAACTGTGGCTGGCACAGGGCTGGAAGAACGCAACCAAGGTTGGTGACCCGGTGGTCCCGGGGCCGGTGAAGCCGATTCTGAAGCCACCGCCGAAGTCTGGTCCCGGATCGGGCGTGAAGGCGTGGCAGCAGTACGCACTCGACCTCGGCGTGGCGACGGGTGAGGATTCCGAGGTCACCCGGGACGAGTTCATCGAACGCATCGCCGAGGCCGGTTTCCCTGTCGAATAAGGAGGGTCGATGGCTCTCCCGCTGATCGAAGTCGGTGATGTACTCGCCCGTCTGGGCGAGGACTCTTTTGACGACACCGAGAAGGCCCAGGTCGATTCGTTCATCCGGTATGCGTCCGGCCTACTTCGGTCGAAGCTGCCGACGTTGGATGCCCGCATCGAGGCGAACAGTGTTGATCACGATCTCGTGATCGGCGCTGTCGTCACTGCTGTTGTGCGAGCGCTGGATTCGATGCGAGTCGGGTTACGGGTCCGTGCGGAGCAACATCCCGAGTACCAGGCGACGTACGCGGATGCTTCGGATGAGTTGGTGTATTTCACGCCGGGCGAGTTGGGGCCGCTGGTCCCGCCTGTCACGAACGGTGCGGGTGCCTTCTCGATTCGGATCGGGTTGGCGTGAGATTCCCGGAGCGTTGGCTCATTCAGGAGCCGGCCGGTGCGGCGGAGGTTGATCCCTCGACGGGGAACAGGAAGCCGGGCGTTCTACCGGAACCTGTCCCTGTCCGCGGGCTGTTGCAGCAGCGGCAGTTGTCGGCGTCGTCTGTCGATGCCGGAAACAGTGAGTTCATCGATGGACATGTGACATCGGTGTACATGCTGCTGCTGAAACCGTCGTCGCCCTCGCCGTCCCCATCCGCTGTGCTGATCGATGCCGATGGTCAGCGCTATCAGGTGGTGGCGAACTCGCGCCCTCGCCGACCTGTTCGGGGTGTCCGCAAACCCGCTTACATCGCCGTGATGGTGCGGCGCTCAAATGATATGGAGTAGATGATGGCTGTTGTCTCGTTCAAGGATTCTGATGGTGTGGAGCGGTGGGCCGACGATCACTCGAAGGCGTACGAGAAGCACCTCAAGTCCGTCGCCCGCGAGGACTCGGTGGCACCCGAGCCTGAGGTGAAGGAGCCTGTTAAGGCGGATCAGCCGCAGGCGAATCCGGCTCCTCGGGTCATCGACGTCAAGCCTGAGGCCAAGAAGGCCTGATGGTTTCCCGGGTCCGGATTTTTCGGGCGCAGGCGGAACGGGAGGCGCGTGAGGCGTCGACGCCGGCCCGGAAGGAGATCGGGCTCGACATCGCCGACGAGTTCCGGTCGACCGCACCGCGAGCGTCGGGCAGGTATGCGTCTTCAGCCCATGTTGAGGTGGCAGGGCATCGCGTCTATGTCATCGATGACGATCCGGATGCCTTCTACAAGGAGTACGGGACGTCGAAGATGCGCGGAATCGCCGCGCTGACCAAAGCTGCACGGAAGTTCGGAAAGTACAGCGGATTCAAGCCTCGCGGTTTGAACAGTCGTGGTGGCTCTCGCCGGAGCGGTAGGTCAGGTAGCGGCGGTTCGGGTCGAAGCAATCTCGTCAGCTACACGACTCGGTCCGGTGTGACGCGAATGGTCACACGGGCACAGCACGACTACTTCACACGGGGGGGAAGGTGACGAACACGACCCCGTTCCCGCCCGGTGCACTTCGACAATTCTTCCGAGGCAACGCAGAGCTCACGGCGCTTGTCGCTGAAGACCACATCACTACGCGCGAACTACCGGACGTTATCAATGCGCCTTTTGTCACGTTGGCGGCCGTGGACAACTCGGGTGAGGACCCTATGCTCCGCGACCCCGTCGTGCAGCTCGATGTATGGGTTCCGAAGTGGGAAATTCTCGGTGGTGAGGTAGAGCCGGAGGAATTGGCGTGGAACATCGCCGATCTCGCTGGGCGGCTGGCTCATACCGCTCACCCTGACATCCGTAGATTCCGCAACTGCACGTGGAAAGCCCGTTGGAGTGTAGGGCCGTTGACCGATGTCGATCTCGAACGGGGACCCGATCTTCCGTTGTACCGGGCACTCGTCCGGTGGGACTTGAAGATGGTCGTCCGCTAAGTCGCCCCAGGCGCACTCGCCCCGTAGGGGCGTCACATCTGTCCCACCCCGGGTGCTTGCCTGGCACGTCCGGGGTGGGACTCCCCAAATGCTCACGAGCGTGAGCCCACCCCAGGAGGAAAATTCGTGAGTACCTACGCAAATCCAGAGAAGGCGTATGTCTGGCAGGACGGCAACGCATTCCGTGCCCCTGCCGGCACCCCCATCCCCACCGATCCGTTCGGTGCTGCTCCGTCGTCGGGCACCGGCACCCCTGTGGTGTGGGATGCGTTCGGCGGCATCGAGGCCGGGTTCGAGCAGAACCCGTCCCAGGACACCAAGGAGCTGCCGATCTGGAACTACCGGCAGTCGTCCTACAAGATCGCGCGTTCGCCCCGCAGTGACCGGCTGAAGCTCAAGCCCGTCGACTACTCGAAGGCGACGATCACCACGATGCTGCAGGGCGGCACCATTTCCGAGACGTCGACCGGTTCGGGCGTCTGGCAGTGGACACTCGGCGACTCGGAGGAATTCGCAATTCTCCTGGTCCTGGAGGACGAAGACGATTCGCACGCCCTGTACTGCGAGCGGGCGACTCTGTTCACCCCGCCGCCGCGGTCGCTCGGTGGCGACAAGATCGACGGCTTCGACATGGAGCTGCTCGCGCTCGCTCCCGTGATCCCGCTGTCCGACTCCAATCCGCTCGCTTGATCTGAGAGGTAACCATGCCAGGCACCCCGCGTAAAACCGCACCGCGTAAGCGTGCGGCGAAGAAGGCGTCACCGACTCCACCGGTCACCTCGCCGGTGGAGTCGGGAGCCTTCGACCTGCTCGAAGCACTCGGTACCGAACCACAGGAACCGGTTGATGTAACCCTTCTCGGGGTCGAAGCGACGATTCGTCGAACGTATTCTGCTGCCGAGGATCTCGAATTCGCGGAGCTGTTGGCTCGTAAGCGAGTGCGAGAGGCGTTGGAGATCATCGCCGGTCATGCCGCTGAAGCCCTCACCGACAAAATTGCCGGGTTGACGCCGGAGCAGGCCGTGAAGGTCATCAACAGATTGGCCCAGATCTCGACCTTGTTCGTGGGGGAAGCGATGGCGCTCTTGCCTACCTCTGCACAGCGGATGGCTGGAGCGCCTGCTACGCACTCTTCCGCAGGTTCTACCAACTAGACCTGCGAGAAGCACTCCGCCTGGATCGACACGACTTCCGCTTCTTGCTCGACCACGTTCTTGAGTGGTTCGACCAGCAGGCAATGGACTCGGAAAACCTGGCAATGCTGGTGGACCGCAAGGACTATTGGCTGAACTCGGAATACCGGACGTGGGTCACCGACCCAGACGATCCAGAAGTGATAGCTGAGCGTGAGCGCCGCAAGCGGGAAAAGGTCAAGCCCCCACCGACGCCTCTACTGGTGCCGGTGGCGCAGCGGCCAGAAGCGGTCGCTGCGGTGCTACGGGAGCGATACCAGGCTGCTCTCCTTCAATTCGCCCCGAAGGTGGAAGAGCCGAAGAAGCCGAAGCTGAAGGATCTGATCGCTGGATGGCAGGTCGGCTAGCGGGATCCGAAAGTGTTGACCATGCCGGCGAACTTTCGCGCTTCGGATTCCTTGCGGCCGTGGACTTCTTCGGTGTAGACGGTCCCGTCTCGCATCTCCACGATCAGGAACACCTTGGACTCGTCCTTTTTCGCGAGCCCACCGATGATCGCGCCCAAGGGGCCGAGAACAGCTGCACCGCCCAGCACTCGAGTCGCGGTCATCCGTGTTCGCGCCGAGGCCCCGGCCTCGACCGTGGCTTTTGCCCCGGAAACGGATCGGCGGTCCCTCTTGTATGTGAGGTGGGAGTCGGTCAGCTCGAACTCTGAGAACTTGACCACCTGCTGCCGGGCTACGGGCTCAGGGATGTCGAGGCGAGTCATCTTCTTCGAGACAGGATGGGCGACCTTCTTGGCCACGGGGAGCTTGGCGTGCGCTTCGCCCAGATTCAATTTTCTGCCTGACGACTTGGGTGCACCCATTACTGCCCTTCCTTGATGCCCGTTGCTGGTCTCGCGATCGTAGCCGCCGCTTCTTCCGGCTGTGGTCCCAGTCGACCTTTTCTCACATTGACGTAGGAGGTGCGCCGTGGCCGGTGGCCGGATAGACATCGAGGTCAACGCCGATACCTCACGGGTCGCCGGAGACCTCGAGCGTGGACTCGGCCGGGCAGTCGGCGTAGCTGGAACGTTCGGGAAGCTGATGGGTGCCGGCATCCTCGCCGGTGGCGTCGTCTCGGCGTTCGGCGAGGTCATCTCGGCCGGTAACGACTTCACCAATGAGCTGAACACGATGCAGGCGGTGTCGTCGGCGACCGCTGAGCAGATGGCGATGGTGTCGGAGCGGGCGAAGGAGCTCGGCAACGATATCTCTCTGCCGAATACCTCGGCTTCGGATGCTGCTGCTGCGATGACGGAGCTTGCCAAGGGTGGGTTTTCGGTTCAGCAGGCGATGGATGGCGCGAAGGGCACGTTGCAGTTGGCGGCGGCCGCGCAGATCGATGCGGCGACCGCGGCGACGATTCAGTCTCAGGCCCTGCAGTCGTTCGGTTTGGACGCGTCGTATGCGGCGACCGCTGCGGACGTGTTGGCGAATGCTGCGAACGCATCGTCGGCCGAGATCACTGACATCTCAGCAGGCCTCGCTCAGTCCGGCGCTGTCGCCAACAACTTCGGGCTCACTATCGAGGACACCGCGGCGACGTTGGGCGTCCTATCGAACGCTGGTATTGCAGGCTCCGACGCCGGCACATTGCTGAAGTCTGCGCTGCTGTCGCTCACCGACCAGGGCAAGCCCGCTCAGGCGGCGATCGAAGAACTCGGCCTGACTGTGTACGACGCGCAGGGTCAGTTCGTCGGCATGTCGAGCTTGTTCGGCCAGCTCGACGAAGCTGCCGCGAACATGACGCCTGAGCTCTACCAGGCAGCCACCGCCACGCTGTTCGGTTCGGACGCTATGCGTTTGGCTGGTGTTGCTGCCGAGCAGGGGCAGGCCGGCTACGACGCCATGCATACCGCTGTCGAGCGGCAGGGCGCGGCGGCAGAGGTCGCTGCTGCCAAGACCCAGGGGCTCCCGGGGGCCATGGCTGCCATCGGCAACGCAACCGAGACTCTCGCGCTCGAGCTGTACGACATGATCGACGGACCTCTCGAGGGTTTCGCAACGGGATTCGCCGACTTCGTTTCGGACACCACACCGAAGGTTATCTCAGGACTGTCCGGCATGGCATCTGCTGCGGCTCCAGTCGCGTCTGGGGTCGGGTCAGTCGTGTCATCGGTTGCTGGGCTGCCGACGCCGCTCTTGGCGGCCGTCGGAGCCTTTGCCGCCCTACGTCTTGCCGGGTCGCGGTACACGACTCAGATCTCCGCCGTGCAGAATGCGACGTCCGGCGCTGCACGCGGCATTCAGGCTATTGCTACCGCGCAGGGCCGTGTCGCATCGGCGGGAGCCGCCGGAAACGTCACCATGGGCCGATTCGGATCCATGATTCAGCAGATCGGCACCAACGCCCCGGTCGTGGGACGCATGCAGACGGCATTCCTGCAGGGTGCTACGGCTGCCGATAGGTTCGGTCGCACGGTCGGTGCCGCGCGCGCCGCCAGTGTCGGCTTGAGTTCTGCCGCCGGCGGTTTGTCATCAGCTCTCGGTGGTCCGGTGATGATCGGATTGGTAGCAGTTACTGCTGCCACGGTCGGGATTGTCAGCGAGCTACGTCAGGCTGACTCCCAGCAGCGCACCGCGGAGACGTCGGCGCGGACTCTCGCTGCAGCGCAACGGGATATGGCGAAAGCGTTCCGGGAATCCCAGGGCGCTGTATCTGAGAATGTTCTCGGCGCTCTCGGCATGCAGATCGAGGAAGTCCGGGCGAGCGCGAACAAGCTTGCTGCCGAAGGGCCCGGCGCGATGAGCGTGTTCACCGGTGGCGCACAGGACATAGCTGGATGGTTCTCGGGGCAGGCGCAGGCCGGTACCGATGCCGTGAATGCGCAGCAAGAGTTGGCCGACAAGGCGGCTCTTACCGAGAGCGGGTTCCGAAATCTCGGGCAGACCACGCAGGAAGTGTCCGCGGCACTGTCGGGCGACGACTCGCAATGGGGAAAGCTCGTCAAGGATCTGCAGGGTATCGACGATGGCGGCCAGGAGGCCCTCGATTCGCTGATACCGCTGCGGGAGGAGTTCGAGCGAGCACGCGAATCAGCCCAGAACACAACGCCCGGGTTCTTCGATCTTCAGAACGCTGTAAAGGTTCTGTCGGACGAGTCCGCGTCCGCCGCAGACCGTATCGATGCCATGCGCGTTGCGCTGGACGTGTTGTCGGGTAAGCCGATCCCTCTCTCCGACGCGCTGCAGTCGTACAACCAACAGGTTCGTGACACCGCTGCGGCGACGAAGGAAACTTGGGATCAGACCCTCGGGTGGGGTGACGCCCTCATCGGGCAGAACGGTGCGGTAGACACCGCCACCGCGAACGGCGACCGCCTCCGAACGATCCTCACAGGCATCAAGGATGAGACGGTCGGTGCTGCGATTGCCGGCGCTGACATGGCTCCGATTTGGGCGCAGAACGATCAGCAGCTTCAGCAACTCTCGATCTCGACAGGCCTGAGCGTTGATGCGTTGAGACGGATGGTCGAGCAGGAAGGTCTCGTTCAGCGGAACATCGAGATACTCGCCAGCTTGAAGGGTGCCGATACCACCGAGCAGCAGTTGGTGATTCTCGGCGGGTTGCTGCAGCAGGTTGGTCAGCCGGTCGACATCCCCGTCGAGGCATTGACCGATGAGGCGAAGCGGAAGCTTCAAGAGACCGGCGCGACGATCGAAACAGACATCAACGGCAAACCTGGCATTGTACGAATCACCGCTCCCAACGATGAAGCGCTCAGGCAAATCCGCGACGTCGATGCTGCGACACAGGGGATTCGCGACAAGACCGTCACGATTACGGTCGAGGAGCGTCGCAGCCGACTGCAGTTCGGAATGTCGGACGAGGCATACGCAAATCTCGTGGCCCAGGCTCCGGCGGGGAAGGCGGATGGCGGTCCGATCACTGGCGGAGTTCCAGGAAAGGACTCGGTTCCGATTCTGGCGATGCCGGGCGAGCACATGCTCACCACCGATGATGTCGCACGCCTGGGTGGACAGGCTGGCGTGTACCGGTTCCGTGATGCGTTGGCTCGTGGCGAGGTCCGCGGTTACGCGGGAGGTGGCGCAATTGTCGACAACCTCACCGAATATGTGAGCCAGAAGTTCCCGGCATTGACGATGACATCCGGTCTCCGAGAGGGCGACTCGGGGTATCACGGTCAGGGTATGGCCGCGGACTTCTCCAACGGCTCCGGGAATACGGATGCACAGTTGGGCCTCGCGACTCTGATGGCCAGCAAGTTCGGCTCCGAGTTGAAGGAGTTGATCTACGACGATCCGCGGTTCGGGCGTGAGGTGAAAGACGGCTCTTTCGTGGACGATTCGTTCTACGACGGGGCGGGCGACCACACGAATCATGTGCATATCGCAACCGATCATCCGCTGTCGGACAGTGGGGCCGATGGTTCCGGTGACGTGGTGTTGTCGGAGCGCGATCAGGTCGCGCAGGCGATTATCGCAGAAGGGCAGCGTCGCGGTATCGGCCCGAACGGTATCAAGGCCGCTGTGATGGCCGGTCTGGCCGAGTCTGATCTGTCGATCATCGATGGCGGCCCTGACACGTCCACTGGTCCGCTGCAGCAGCAGGATTCGTGGGGCACCTACGAGGAACGGATGGATCCGACGATTGCGGCCGGGAAGTTCTACGACCGTCTCGCCGAGTTCGACTACGAGTCGATGGATCCTGCAGATGCAGCGCAGAAGGTGCAACAGTCCGCGTTCTCCGATGGCTCGAATTACCGGGTGAAGTCGGAGGAAGCAGATTTGATCATCGCCGGTCTCGCATCGGCGGGAACCAGCGCATCTTCGACGTCGAGCACGTGGGCGGAGAAGGATCAGATCGCGCTGGATCGTGCCGTTGTCGCAGTGACCCAGGCGGAGGAGGCTCGCGACAAGATCTATGCGAACGAGAAGAAGTCGCAGGCAGACCGCGACCAGGCTGACCTCAAGGTGAAGGCAGCCAAGCAGAAGGTCGTCGATCTGCAGGCGAAGAAGGATGGTGCGGCGGCTGGCGCGAAAGATGGGCCCGCACCTCAGGCTCCAGATCTGGCGAAGTCGTACACCGATGTCGAGATCGAGCGGATGGAAGCGCAGTTCGCGGTCGATGATGCCAACGAGCGCCGCAACGAGGTGTACGCGGATCCGGAAGCATCCGAGTCCGACCGCGGCAAGGCCGATATCGCGCTCGACCAGGCACGGAAGAAGCTCGGCGAGGTTGTCGCCAACCCGGGTTCGACCTTGTCATCGAAAACCCGTTCGGGAAAAGCATTCTCCCTGAAGGACCGACTCAAGGATTACGGCGCTCAGGTCACCGGCATCCTTGTCGATTCCCTGTTCGAGCAGTTGCCGTTCGGTATCGGTGATTCCCGGCTGTGGGATTTGCAGTTTCCCACGTTCGGGGCGGGGTCCGGTCAGATGTCGCCTGGTCAGATTGACGGCAGTCAGCCGGCACCTGATTGGGTGTCGAATCTGGACGCCACCATTTCAGGGGCCGCGGCGGCCGTGCAGACATGGGATGCCGATACCCGGAAGGACTGGCAGTCGCAGTTCGCGGACTTCATCAACGACAAGCGGAAGAACGCTGTTCTGCGGGATACGGGCGGCGACCTGCTTCACGGGCAGATGGCGCTGAACCTGTCTGGTCAGACGGAGAAGGTTCTGTCTGCTGACCAGGCGGCTCGGTACGACCGGGATATGGCGTCGATCGCGGCGATGCGTAGCAACAACTCTGGAGGTGTCGCCACGGTGGATACGTCGGGGATCGAGGCCCGCATCAACGAGCTCGCCAGTGCTGCTCGACAGCCGTCGGTCACGTTCCAAACCGATTCGGTGGATCAAGGGATCAGGGCTTGGCGCAGTGAGATGAATGTCCGTTCGATGACGTTCAGGAAGCGCTGATGCAGCGGCGAGTCACGCAGGTCGAGCTCGAAGGCGTCAACGGGCGGATCGTCACCCTCAGCGGTGAGGGATCCGATGAGTCGGCGACGTATCTCGCGACGGGCATGTCCGGGTTCATGGACGTGCCCGTCGACGTGTTGCGGGGGTCTCACGCCTTCCAGGAGGGTTCAACGTTTCTGGGTAAGCGGATTCTGGAGCGGCCGTTGGAGTTCGGTGTCGTCATCGATTCGACGAACGGTGAGTCGTGGCAGGAGAACGACTCGGAGTTTCGGAAGATGTGGAGCCATGACGAGGACTGCAAGTTGTGGATCGAGACGGAAACGTCGCGTCGCTACTTGAAGATTCGTCCGCTCGAGTTCATCTACGACATCGAGTACGACCCAAATCAGACGCAGATCGAGACGGTGAAGCTCAAGTGCGTGGCGATGGATCCGTGGTGGTACGAGGCCGACTACACCGACACGTTCACGTCGACTCAGACGACTGCGGCGAACGTGTTTCAGAACGGCACTGTGACGATGGTGAATCCGTGTGACCACGAGGTGTATGCGCAGTGGATCATCGGCAAGGGTGCCGGCGGCGCTGATGTGGGGTGCGTTCCTCGGTTGCCTGATTTCTCCTGGGGAGACAAGCGGCACAACAGGACAACGATCAGCGGCTACTTCGATGCCGCGGCCATCTACGCGAATCGGCAGATCGTGATGGCCGAGGTACTGGCGGGCTATCCGGTTCGGGTCGATACGCGGCCGGATGCTCGGATGGGTGGCTATCAGTCGGCGGATCAGACGTATCGGCAGCGCATGAAGATGGTCCGGTTCCTGTATCCGATTCCGGCGTACACGAAGGCGATCGAAGTACCGGTGGGGATCTCGAAAGCTCCTGCGGGGACGTCGATTCAGCTCCGAATGCCGCGTCCGTGGTCTCGCCCGTGGGGCCTTCAATAGCGCGTCGATCTTGCTCGTAGATAAATGAATTCGGAGGTGGCGTGTGACTGCACCTGTCTTGGATGTCGATTTCGAGGCGTTCAACCAGCAGATCGAGGACATGCTGCGGGAGGAGGCGGCGCGTCGCCGATTCCCGCCTGACGTCGAATTGTTCGACGGGGATTGGAACTCGGTCGGCGTGTGCGGTCAGGTGAACTCGGCGTCGTTCCAGTTCATCGACAACGAGACCGGGACAGCGTCTTTGGAAATGCCGCTGGACTACTACATGTCGGAGTGGGCGATCAATGTCGACGGCCGCGCCACCTCCGATGTGCATGTCAAGATGGAGAAGGACGGCGCTCGGTGGACCGGCAAGATGGACGAGCTCAAAATCATCAAGGAGAACACCGGTAAACGGTACGTCCGCCTGCTGTTCAAGCATGATTTCGAGCAGCTCAAAAAGATGGTCGTCTACCCGAATCCATTCCTGCCGCCGGAGATACAGTTTCCGCGGCTGTGGCTGTGCTTCGGCAAGGCAAAATGGGCGCTGAAGACGACGCTCTTGTGCACGATCATGCGGCTTGAGTCGTCGCTGTGGACGTTGCCGGACAATCCGTTGGACGGGTCGCAGTGGTTCAACTTCAACCAGTCCACCTGGTGGAACGTCGTCAAACCGTCGAGTGGCGTGGACAATTCGCTGCCCGCGATCGTGCATTCGCGGATGAAGACGATGTTCGACACGGGCAAGAAGATCGCTGCGGATTCGCAGTTGTCGTGGCAGTGCCGCCGGTATCTGCCGGGCGACCCGCCTCCATGGCCGGGCGCGAATCTGCGGTACGGCTGTCTGGTGTGGGATTTGGTGGACAAGTCCGGGTTCAACACGGGGACAGCGTTTCAGGGCAACATTTTCTCGGGGATCATCCGCGAGTTCTTGAACATTCACGGTGACGGGATTACGGAGACGGTCGAGCAGGTCGACGATCCAAATGTTCCGGGTGTGTATCCGGCTCCGCAGGTTCGGGGTACGACGCCGGCGAATCCGGGTGTGGTGTTCTGGGAGTCGGAGATGTCCGGCATTCAGTCGTCGGAGTTTTCGATCAAGCCTGCTGGGGCTGTGGGTTCGGTGGCTGGCGGGCATTCGATGCCCGGCGTGAACGAGTTGATCTCTGCGACTGTGCAGATGGTCGGCGATTTGACGGCGATGATTCCGGGTGTGCCGCCGTTGGGTGGTATCGCGGACGCCCTGCTGAAGCCGTTGTACACGGATGTGTTCCTGGCGTTCGGCAAGATCAAGTCTTCGTCTCGGGCCCGACGCTCGGGTGGCGCTCACTATCACGAGGAGTTCGCCGAGGGCGCGGACAAGGCGTACACCCTCGGCTATCTAATTGCTCAGCGGGCGCAGATGTGGAAGACCCGCGAATTCAGATCATGCACGTTGAAGGTTGCCGAGTCTCCCTGGACTGTGGGCGATTTCGGTGGTGGTGATTTCTTCGTCGGTGACCGTGTTGGTTTTAATGTGATTGGGATGCCCGTCGGTGTGGTGTATGTCGAGCAGGTGTCGGAGGCGACTGGGTCGTGGGATGCGGAGACGGCTTTTTCGTGGGATGTGACGATCGGGCAGCGGACACCGGTGGATCCGGTGATGGAGCTGTACGAGGCCATCCAGGAGATCTTTTCGATCACTCAAGAGCTCGGAATCAATTGAGTAAGGGAGGTTTCTGATGCCGCGTATCCCTACCCAGCAGTGGTGTCTTGCGCAGGAGGATCCGAAGAAGCGGCATCAGTGGGTGTTCGTCGGTGGGATGGTGTACGGCGCAACGGCCCGATATACGCCGGACGATGACAGTCTGGAGTTGTTGTCGGAGCGGTTGGAGGAGACGGGGTATATGCATGTCTCCGAACTCGAAGCCTCCGCCGTCGACGGGATGATCCCGGTGTCAGCGTTGCGGCCGCAGGTGAAGAAGTTGAAACTCCCGGCGATGGGCCAACATCACACCCTCAACAACACCTCAAACTGGGTGGACATGGACGAGCCGGATGCTGTGGCGATGGTGGCGCAGGACATGAATGCGTTCACGACGGAGCAGAACGCGAACCACTTCGACCAACTGTTAGGCAAGGGGTTTCGTCCTCCGGAGTCGGTGGATGGTCCTGGTGTTGCATCGGTGGAGACCGGTCCGGAGAAGACGTTCGATCCGGGCAATTACACGCCGGGTGAGGTGAAGGGCTACCTCCTCGGGCAAGACGACACGGAACGACGCCGCGTGTTGGCGCTCGAGATGACCGGCAAGCGCCGCGAGAAAATCTTGAACTACCCGGATTGGAAGGGCCTGTGAGTTACCCGGTAGGCAACCCGCCGTCCAGCGCGTATGTCGAGGGCACCGTCTCGGATGCGCAGGGCCAGTCCGAGCAGTCGATCCGTGACGGACTCAAGCAACAGATATCCGGTTTCGGACTCGCGCAGAACGGCTTCGGAGGCCTCTTCGCCGGCATCGCGCAATCACTGGCGCAGATGAACATGGTGATCGATGAACAAGTGACCCAAGCCGGTGAGATAACCGAGAATCTGACCGATCTGACAAACCGAGTAGAGCTGCTCGAGGGTGGCGCGATTACCGTCCGCACTTATGCGTTCAACACCGTGTGGACACGACCTCCCGGGTTGATTCGGTTGGGTGTAGCTGTCGAGTGTGGGGGGTCGGCTGGGCGTACGGGATCGACGGTTGCAGCGAACATCGGTGGCACCGGGGGCATGTCGGGCGGTTACAGGTTTCAATGGTTCGAGCTTGCGTCTATCGAGTCCGGCGACATTCCCGAGACTGTAGAAGTAACGGTCGGGGGCGGCGGTGACATCCCGTCGCAGTTGGGCGGCATCTCGCGTTTCGGCGACCTGGTCATCGGCGTTCCCGGCGTCGGCGCTGTCGTGTCGACTGAAGGCGCGGTCATTTCCACGTCCGCGGCTGGATGGGGCGGCAAGGGCGGCAACGGCGTCAACGGCAACACCGGTGTCGCGTTGTCCGGTGGCGAAGCGGGGGAGGGGTCAGCATTCGGCACCGGTGGTGCGGGTGGATCGACCGCCGGCACGAGGGCTGGAGGCAATGGCAGTGATGCCGTGTTGAGCCCGTCCACTCGCGGAAACGGCGGATCTGGTGGCGGGGGTGGAGGCACGGGCACCGCGGGGTCGCAGGCCGGTAAGGGTGGCGACGGCGGCTTTCCTGCGGGCGCAGGTGGCGGTGGCGGTGGGCGCTCGGCCCTCACCACAACTGATGGTCCTGGCGGCTTGGGTGGCGATGGCCGCGTAACAGTCCTTGAATACACGAAGGTGGCGTCGTAATGGCAACTGCAACAAGGGTGACCGATCAGCTCAGAGGTAAGGCCGGTGAGGCGTACGGCTACGAACTGTCCGAGCCGTTCCATGGCGTGTCGCATCTGATCGTGTCACGGGTGGATATGGCTGCTTGGGGATTGCGTGAGACCCGCATAGTTCCTGCAATGGCGGACGATATCGGCCAGGTGGTCATGTTGAGGGACGGCGATAACACTATGGCACTGTCCATTCCGCTGGAATTGTGCAGTCACGCGGAAGCCCTGGCATCGATCGGCTATGAGATTGCCGAAATGGCAGAGGTTCCGCCGGGAGATCCTGACGTGAAGATAGAGCCGACTCTCGAGGCCGAGTCGTGAGTTTCATTCGGACGAAAGAGTCGGCGTCACCGTTTAAGGCGTCCCAGACCGTCGCGCAGGTGGCCACGATCATCGGCACTACTTCTGCCGCCGTCATCGCGATCATGGCAACCAGATCCCGTCCTGGCGCAACAGCATCCACTTCCGTCGACTTCACGACCGCGGAAACCATCCTGCGTGTGTTCCAAGAGGAGGCAGTGACATGACCCGATACCTGCCCGTCGCCCGTGGCTTCTATGTCACCTCGCCGTTCGCCGCACGGTGGGGGACATTTCACTGGGGCCAGGATTTTGGCCGCGACGGCGGCTCTGGCGGCCACCCGGTCTACGCCGCGCAAGGTGGACGCGTCACCATGGCCGGCCCCGCATCAGGATTCGGACAGTGGATCTGCGTCGATCACCCGACCGAGGACGGCTCCGGGCTCACGGTCTACGGCCACATCATCCCCGAGGTCCGCATCGGTCAACGAGTCGAAGCCGGGCAACGCATCGGTCGAATCAACCCCGACAGCAACACCAACGGCGGAGTGGCACCGCACCTGCATTTCGAGGTACATCGCTCCGTCTGGTCACCTCCGGGACCGAACCGACTCGACCCGGGTCCCTGGCTGCAGGGAGCTTCGTGGCCAGGAGAAGCGCCACCCCCTCCGCCTGCACCATCAGTTGATCCTGACGCAGCCCTCTGGCGTGAGATCGACAACCAACTCACCGGGAGGCAGTGATGGATACAGCGACACTCGCCAGAGCAATGGACAACCGCGTCTCGATGGAGCGGTACGCCGAACTCACCCCGGCATGGAACAACGCACTCCTCGCCGCCGACTGCACCTCCGTTCTGCGAGTCACGATGTGGTGCAGTCAGATTGGGCACGAGTCCGGCGGGTTGAAGTGGATGGAAGAGATCGCCGACGGCTCCGGATACGAAGGCCGAGCCGACCTCGGCAACACCCAACCCGGCGACGGAAAACGGTTCAAAGGCCGCGGACCCATCCAGCTCACCGGCCGCTACAACTACCGCAAGTTCTCGGCATGGGCACGAGAGCGTGGATTCGTGGACCGCGACAACGTCTTCGAGAACGAGCCCCACCTCCTCGCCGACCCGCACTGGGGATTCCTCGCCGCGACCTACTACTGGACCGTCGCCCGAAACATGAACGCCTTCGCCGACAACCGCGACCTCATCGGAGCCACCCGCGCAGTCAACGGCGGACAGAACGGCATCGACGACCGCCGCAAGTTCTACTACCGAGCACTCGAGCTCGGAGACGCACTACTTCCCACGCGAGAGGAACCGACCGTGAGCACAGCCGAAGAAGTGAAGAACCAGCTGACCGGATCACCGAAGCCAGGTGAGTACCCCGGCTGGCCGCAGCTCGGAAGCCAGACGGTAGTCGACGCCCTCGCTGACGTGCGCGATGTCCTGACACAGCCGATCGAATCGCTCATCATCGGCGAGAAGGGGCCCGTCGCCTTCGACTTCGTGACATACGTGAAGTTCATCGACGCCGCCGCGTACCGCACCGAGCGCGCAGCTGAACGGATCGAAGCGGCACTCGCCCGCATCGAGAAGAAGTTGGAGGGCAAGTAATGAAAAACGTCCTCTCTCAGTACCCGGCCCTGCGTGCGTCCATCTACGCCGTCGTCGCAGGCGCTCTCGGTGTCGCCGCCGTGTTCGGCTTCGTCACTCAAGATCAAGTCGATTCCGTGCTCGCCAACGCAGGCCTCGGCCTCGGCGCAATCGGCTCACTTCTCGCGCTGCTCAACCTGAGCGGCAAGAAGGAATCGGCAACCTCTTCCGAACTGCCGTTGCCTGTGATCGACTATGACCTCCTTGCCGCCAAGGTTCAGCAGCATCGCCTACCTAGCGCGGATCAGATGCCGACCGTCAGTCAGACAGTCTCAGCCGGGATCGATGCGTTCGGTGACCGGTTCGTCCGTGATGCCACCGCGACCGTGGAGGACCTTCGCCGCCAGGCCGAGCAAGCATTCGGCGAATACCGGGGTCGATAGGTGCCGCGCAAGCTGATCCCCAAGCCAATCCACCTCGGGGAGACAGCGACCGCGTGGATCAAGTTCACCATCCTGTGGACCGTCACACTCCGCGGACTCGACTACCTCAGCGGAGTCACCGGCCCGGTCGCGTCCCTCGGCGTCGTCGAACGCGCAGCTCCACTGTGGCTGTGGGGTGCAATCCTTTTGGCCTCCTGCGTAGTTGCTGTCACCGGCACCTTCTCCGGCATGCGGTCACTACTCATCGTCGGGCACATTGCGGCCGGTCTCACAATGATGGCCCTCGGGTTCGGGCAGCTGCTGGTAGTGGTCGGTCCCGACGGAATCTCCGGGTACCGCACCGGTGCCGGAATCATGGGCGGAGGAGTTCTGCACATGGTGATTGCCTTCTCTGCGTGGTCTCAGGTGATCGTCGAGAAAATGGTGGTCGACGATGCCACCTCCTGAAGTGCAGCAACACGTCTACGAAAACCCCATCGTCATCTACGCCTTCATCGCACTCGCGTTGGCAACCATCGCAGTGCTGTTCTCGAAAAAAGTCCAAGAGCTACTCGGCCCGTTCGGGCGATGGATCAGCGAACGGCAACTCCGCCAGCTCGAGCGTCGACGCAAATCACTCGAGGCGCAGGGGCATCTCGACGACCTGCGATTCCAGCAGCAGGAAGTGCGTATCGCGTTCCTGGAGAACGAGCTGCAGGAGGAGCGCGCTGAGAAGGCTCAGTACGCAGATCAGGCCCGTGAGCTATCCAGGCAACTCGCCGACGTGCAGAGGCAGTTGGATGCACTGAAGGACGAAGTCGCCGCGACACGCCGCGCCGTCGAAGGCCGCCCACGTATTGACCCTGCAACGGGCAAGCAAGGAGATCGCGATGACCGAGCCACTGGGGAAATCTGACCAGGAGAGCGTCAAACTGTTGCTCACCCGCGGCCAAGACTTCCAGCAGATCATCAAACCGCCCGGGTCGAAGAAATTCCCGGCAGGGACGACAGCGCGCATCGACTTCTTCACCGACCCGGCATCCGGTGCCGTGGCCGCATCCTGGCCGGCGACAGTCACTCTCACCGAGGCGACGTGGCGGATCGAATCCGAATCCGCCGATCTGATCCCAGACCGCACCGCCTACTACCTGTACTTCAGCTTCCCCGACACACCGCGAGTGGACTACTGCCGCTTCTACGGCAACGTCCAACGCAAACAACCCCGGTAAGGACACCTCATGGCTATCGCTGTCACTGCAACCAAGAATGCCCTCGCGAACACGTATGCGGCGCAGGGTTCATGGCTGTCACTCCACACCGGTACTCCCGGTTCGACCGGTGCATCCGAGGCAACGGGTGGATCCCCCGCGTATGCACGCAAGCAAACAACATGGGGGACCGCGGCATCCTCCACCGTCACCGGCACCGAGGTGACGTTCGACGTCCCCGCCGGCAGCTACTCCCATTGGGGACTGTGGACCGCGGCGACAGGTGGCACATTCCTCGACGGTGGCGCACTGACGGCGACGGTCACCCTGTCGGCGCAGGGCCAGGTGAAATCCCCGATCAGCTACACCCAGTCCTGACATTCACAGCTGACCGGGAGGTGCCATGGAACTGATCGCGTTACCGTCACCCCCGATCACCACAATGGGACTACCCGCACCCCCAGTGCTCTCCGTCTCGTTGCCGTCGGTCCCGGTGTCGATCCTGCCTGTCGGATTCATCCCGATGGTTCCCGAGTTCACCGCGTTCACTGCGGCGGGTTCCGGCACCACAGTGATGCGCCCCGCCGCTACGTCGCGAGCTGCCTCAACCGGTTCGGGCGCGACACAGGTGCTCTCTCGCGCTGTCGTGACTGCCGCCGCGTCAGGGTCGGGGAAACTGACCGCCCCCGCATATGTGGTGGGGCAGGCATTCCCGACATCGATCGAGGCCTCGGGGTCCGGTGCCGCTGTCGCGGTATCTGCCGCGGCCACCGCATCAGCAGCGACCGGTGCCGGCGCTCTTGCCATGTCGCCGGGCACCACCATCACCGCAGCCGGGCAGGGCACCACGGTAACGCCGGCCGCAGCGGCAGTGCGCGCCGCAGCCATAGCGTCAGGTAGCGGCATCGCCGCACCCGCAGGCCGCACCTCCGCGGCCGCCACCGGAACAGGCACCTCCACCGTGTCCGGCTCGGTATACGGCGGAGCGGCAATGGACAAGTCCGGCAGCCAAACCCTCGGCGGATCCACCTGGAGTCAGATCACGGGCTGGACTGCCCGGGCTGGGTCGACTGTCGTCTCCAACGGCCTCATGTTGCCCGCCGGCGTCACAGCCACCGCTGTTGTCCAGGTGACGTACGGCGGCAGTAATGCCGTCAACGCGTGCCGAGTCCTCGCAGACGGGGTCGTCGTCGGTACATCGCCGGCAGGCGGCCAGGTCGTGACGGCCACGATTACCATCCCCGCCGCTGCGACACAGCAGTTGATCACCGTCGAGGGTTACGTCGCCGGTCTCACCGGTGGCCGCGCTGTCGCCGCATCAGGCACGTTCCTCACCCTCGCCTAGGCCAGCCCCGCTCGCTGTCTCACCCCTTTCTGATTGGAGTAGCTATGCCCTTACCTCCCGGGATATCGACGGGGACGGTGACGTTCGGTCAAGCCGTGTCCCTGATCGGTGGTGGTGACACCGCGATGACCATCGAGATCAAACCGACCCACAATGTCGTCCACGCAGCCACGGGGATTCAACTGTTGGATTTCGCGGAGACCGTGAAACTCGACGAGGGGGTGCCGGGGTCGATCACCCTCCCGCACACCGACCAGGCGGGGTTCATCGGCTCCAACGGAAACGCGTTCTCGGGGTGGGCGTACATCGCCACCGGTTCGTGGCGGCGCGGCAACGAGACCCGGACGTTCACGAAACGCTTCCAGATCCTGTCGGGGCAGACATCCATCGACTTGGATCTACTGCCGAACGGGACGATCACTGTCCCGGTGTCGGCTCCGGTGTTGCCGGTGACGTCGTTCCTCGGGAAGACCGGTGCCATCACCGAAGACGATCTCGGCGACCTGGGTGTCGGCGGTGGTGGTGTCGCGGATGGGGGAGTGACGACAGCGAAGCTCGCTGCGGACGCGGTCACCTCGGACAAGATCGCTGCCGGTGCCGTGAACGGTCCCGAGCTCGGTCAGGATGCGGTCACTGCATCGAAGATCGCGAACGATGCTGTGGCTCGGGCGAAGCTTGCTGTGGAGGTTCGGACCGAGCTCGACGCGAAGCTGACACAAACGACAGCTGACACTCGTTATGTTCCGGTTCCCGGGTCCACAGGTTCTGCTGGACAGGTGCTCTCGAAGACCACCGACGGCACCCAGTGGATCGCCCCGCCGAGCGGTGGCGGCACCCCAGTGACCATCGAGACGGACCCCGACGGCGCGACCGTCCTCGTGATCGGAGCTTGAGCCATGCCGCCGACACGTCTGCGCGTCTTGCTGCCCGAAGACGCCCCGCGCTACTGGAAGCCGAACACCGCGTACCTAGCCGGTGACGTTCGATCGAGCCCCGCCGGAATCCCGATATCCAGGATCGCCGACGGAACCTCCCGTACAAGCTTCGACAGCACGGAGACAGCTCTGTGGAGCAGGGTCACTGTTCCCACGCCCACTTCTGCGGGTACCGGTCTCGACGTCCTCGCCCTGGACTCGTCAGCAGCGGGCGGTGTGCGGTGGTCGACGTCGCACGAGCAGGTAGCCCGCGCGGTCAGTTGGAACATCGTCACCGACCCCCGCTTCGCCGGGGGCGCGAAAGGCGACGGCACAACCGACGACTCAGCGGCCATCACCGCAGCGATCACCGCAGCCACCCAGAACGGCCGAGCGGTCTTCTTCCCCGCAGGCGATTATCGGGGTGAGAACATCGTCGTCCCGAACTACGTACACCTGATCGGCGCTACCGCCGCGATGACCAGATTCGGCACCGCGTTGACCCCGGGAACGGGCACGCGCCGGGGTGCTGTTCGCCTCTACCGGTTGTCCACGAGCAGCACCAATCCCCTCGTCACCTTGCAGGGCGCGGGTTCCGGTCTGATCAACATCTGGTTGGAGAACACCGGAGCCCCAGGCACCGCGCTTGTGCAGCAAGGGTTCGAGACCACGTTGGAGAACGTCCGCTGCTTCAACGGCACAGGCATCGGTATCGACGTGCAGAAGGGCAACAACAACCGCTGGCGCAATGTCTACGTCGACAACTTCGGATCGGCCACACTCCCTGCCGTGAAGATCTGGTCGAAGACAGGCGTTGGTGGAGCCAACGAGACGAACAGCTTCGACGTCTACGGTCTCACCATCGAACGTCAGGCCAACGTCGCTCTCGAAATCGGCATCGGCTCCGACTCGACGGAGAATTACGCCGAGTTCATCCGTATCGTCAACCTGCACATCGAAGCACCTGCCGATGCAGGCGGCGTACAGAATGTCGACCCGCTGATCCGGTTCGGCAACGTCCGCGGCGTGACCCTGATCGACCCGTACATCTACGGCGGCAGCGGCCCTCTGTTCTCGCACGAATACCAGGCCACACGGGGCAACCCACTGGGCAGCATCAAGTTCGTCGGCGGATACCTGCTGGGCAGGAAGTCCGACATCGGCGGCACACCCGCTGTCCTCGGGCGACTGATCAGCGGCAACGCGATCGCGTTTCTCGGAACCACGTTCGACATGTGCACCACCGCGGCTGTGACGATCGACGTCGCGTACGGCAACGATGTGTTCTTCGACGACGCGTGTGTCTTCACCAGCCGTGTTCCCGCGGCGATGGTCGACAACCGAACAGGAGTGTCCTACTACCGCAACCGTGGATTCCTGACCGTCGAACAGGATCTCACCATCCTGCGGCACCTGATCGCCGGTGGCGGGGCATTGACCGGGTCCGCGGTATCGAGCGGCACGGGCACTCCGTCGTTGCAGAACCTGTCCGCGTGCAACGACCGGCGCGGCAAGGTGCTCTTCGGATCTGGCGCTACTCCGACGGCGGGCCAGGCTGTTGCCATCCTCACCTTCGCCAAGCCGTTCGCTACTGCCCCCATCGTGCAGGTCAACCCGAGCAATGGCGCGGCCGCGGCGCTGGGGCAGTTCTTCGCCAGCACCACGACGACCACGATGACCATCTTCTGCTCGGGAACGATGGCCGCAAGTCAGGCTGGCGGCACCTACCAGGCGACATACATCGTGGAAGGTTGATCGCCTATTTCGGTGGCGGCACCGCGGCAGTCAACGCTTCGGCAATGGCAGGAGCGATCTTGTTCCCGTAGGCGGGAGCCATATGGACCTTGTCCATCTTCGTGGGCGTCTCGCCTACGAAGCTCGGGCAGTACCCGTCTGCACAGAACCACGGCCGCGAGTCGATGAACAGCCCGCCCAGTTGAGCGGCGAGATCGCGTTCGACCCCGGCAATGTCGGACCACTGTTTCGTAGTCCGGCTGATGCACTCGGCAGGCACGCTGGTCGGGGAGTAGCAATTGCCGATGGTGACGTCGGATGGTGGTGGCGAAAGGAACGCCACAGACCCCACGTTCGCGGCGAACGATGCGATCATCCGATTCATCCCTTCACTCCACTCGCGGGGCGACAAGGGTGCCTGCTGGCCGACAGCGGTGCGTGGTTCGTAGGTGTTGGTGACGAGAACGACGTCGGGGCGCAGCGTGTTGATGACCTCGACAGCGTGGGCCTTTCGGGACGGGCACGCATCGACGAGTGATTGGTTGGAGTTCGCGATCGGGTAGTCCACGAAGGTGCACCCGAACATCGCCTGCGACTGCACTTGCCATTGTCCACGCGAGTTCTCGGCGAACGCTCGCAACGGTTCGAGGTAAGTCAGTGCTACGGAATCGCCGACGACAACGATCTTGCGGGGAGCATCGGGTGAACCCCAGGTGCACTGTGTTGAGTCCGGCAAGGCGGGGCCACCGCATGCGTCGGCGAACTCCGGTACCTGAGGGCCGGAGATCACGTCGTCCATCGACGGTGCGAGTTGGGGCCAGGCTTCGGCTCTGACAGAGTCTGCGATCTCGTTCGTCAGAGTGGTCTGCGCGGGTCCGGACGCTTGCGTCGAAATATCTGACGCTGTGGCGACAGCGGCGGGTGGAGACACGATGACGTGTGGGAATAGGGCGTAGGCAGACAGGCCGATCGTGAACAGGGCCAGTCCTCCCGTTCCGGCGACCTGCTTTTCGTACGGCATCTTCGGGATGGACGGTAGACGCCACCGTGAACGGCTCAGCATCTTGCGCTCGACTGCCTCGGTCGGCGTACTGAGCCAGTTGGACTTTCTGATCGGGTCCTCGAAGAAGGTGTAGCCGAGCACGGCCAGGGAGAACATGATGCCCAGCGCCGCGACGTAGTAGTAGGCACCGGGCTCGATCAACTCACCGAGCAGGATGATCACCGGCCAGTGCCAGAGGTATAGCGAGTAGGAGATGTCTCCGATGTAGGTACTGAACCTGTTCGTGAGCACCTGCAAGTAGCGGTGGTCACCGCCGACGCCTGCAGCAATGATGAGTGCAGCACCGAGTACCGGCACCGCAGCCCACGGGGCGGGGAAACCGCCGCCGTCTTCGGTGATCACGAACGCGCCCACGACTATGGCCACGAGTCCGGCCCATGCCAACAGTGGGCGCAGCAGGTCCGGAATCCGCTCGAAGTAGGTAACGGTGATCGCCAGGAGCGCGCCGACCCCCAACTCCCACACCCGAGCGAAGGTCGAGAAATACGCCCACGTCGGATTCTCAGCAGTATTCACAACGGAGTAGGCGAACGACGCTGCGACCACCAGGCCCATGACGATGGCCGACGCAGCCAGGCGGGCGCGGCGACTTCCTGCACGGGCGGTCACGGCAGCGGCCAACGCCAACATCACCAGTGGCCACACGAAGTAGAACTGTTCTTCGACGCTCAGCGACCAGTAGTGCTGTAGCGGTGATACTGCCGCGTCGGCACTGAAGTAGTCGGTGCCCTCGATTGCGAACCGCCAGTTGGACGCAAAGAAGAACGCGTACACCCCATCGAGCATGGCGGATTTGGCGCGGGCTGCATTGACGATGAAGTACGCAGCGGTCACCGTCGCGACGAGCACCAGGGTTGCCGCAGGAACGATCCGCCGGATGCGTCGCCGGTAGAAACCAGCGAACGAGATGGTTCCTGTTTTCTCGTACGTGTGCAGCAGTGAGCCGGTGATCAGGAACCCGGAGATCACGAAGAACACGTCGACCCCGATGAAGCCTCCCCGCGGCCAGCCGAACAGGTGCGACAAGACGACCAGGATGACCGCCACCATCCGCAGTCCTTGGATGTCGAGCCGCGCCGACGTTGTGGAGGCTTTGGTCGGATGCCTGTGGGTCACCGTTGTCATGCGCTGCATCATGCCGTACCGATCGGTCTCACCGCTCGACAAAGCCTTCCGCTACCCGCCCATAACACCAATCCGATGGTCAGTTATTTGTCGGTGCCGCGCGGTATGATGTTGGGAGACTTTGAATTAAGTCGACCCCGACTAGGTGCTGGAACACCGTAAGTCGGGGCCTCGCCACAACCCAGAATGGACCTGGATTATGACTGCCGATTACGTTACCCGTCTGCCTGCGAACGTCACCATCCCGGATGACGCCGAGTTCGAGATGCTGATCGATGCCTTCCTGTCGCGCTACCGAGATGCCAGTCGGGTCGAGTACGGCCGGGACATCCGACTGTTTCGTGAGTGGTGCGCCGAGCACGCGAACGGTCTGCACCCGTTCCATGCTCGCCGCATGACGATCGAGGCGTACGTCCGCTACATGTCCGACGTCCGCGGAAACAACGCCCGCAGCGTGAACCGTCGCGTCATCTCGCTGCGGCAGTTCTTCGAGTACGCCCTCGACGATGACTACATCTTCAAGAATCCGTGCAGGAATGTGCGGATGGCGAAACCGAGGTTGGACCTGTCACAGAAGGTGCATCTCAACCGCGAGGAAACGCAACGATTCCTCCGGGCCGCGTACGAGTCGTCGGTATCGGACTACGCAATGTGTGGACTGATGGCGTACCTCGGTATGCGCGTCAGCGAAGTCTGCGAGTTGAACGTTCCTGATGTCCTGCACTACTCCAAGGGTCATCGAGTCATCGCGTTCATCGGCAAGGGTGGCGATCCAGCCGCACTGCCGCAGCCGCCGGTGATCATGCGCGCGCTCGATGCCGTGATCGAAACGCTCGACGACAAGCAAGGCGCGCTGTTCATCCGGCGTGACGGCACGAGGATGACCCGCCGCTCAGCCGACCGGGTCGTGAAGCGGATCGCCAACAAGGCCACGATCAACGACATGGTGGTGTCGCCACACACGCTGCGGCACGGTGCGATCGCCAATGCCATCGACGCGGGGATCCCATTGAGGGAAGTGCAGCTCGCCGCGCGGCACCGGGACATCTCGACGACCATTCGAATCTACGACCGGGGCCGGCTGAACCTCGATACTCACGCTTCGCATGGTCTCGCCGCGTACCTCGGCTCGGTAGCATGAGTAGCATGAAGGTGAACGGCGCGACCGAAATCGATGTACGCCCTATCGGCCGCATCCGTGTATGGGACGCCTCAGGCTTCCTCATTCTCCAACGCCGGATCGAAAGCTGTGACCGCCTCCCGGACGCCGAGCACGCCGCTGTCGCAGCCGCCCGCAACCTTTGGCCCGGAGACCCCCGACACGTCACCGTCGAGATTGGCGACAACCACACGGTCCACGTTGTCGATGGACCGTTCCTCCGGAACCCAATGGAGTTCGTGTCTGCTATGACCTGGCCCACCAACTCGCTGCTCGACGCGAATGAGTCTCGTTGACCGACGATAACGTCTTCACCCCGCCCGCCGACGAGGGACAGGCCGGATGGGTGCTGCTCCCGGACGGTCGTCGCGCCTACCGCTACGAGGGTTCGGACGACGTCATCATCCACAAGGAGCCCGTCGTCGAGTAGCTATCGGCCACGCCCGTCGAAGCTGCCGTCGCCGCACTCGGGTCCAGGCGGGGGAGTGAAGATCGTCGCCCCGCACTGTCTGCAGCAATGAGTCCTGTGGTGACCGTGCTCGGCATCGCAGACTTGCGACCCGACGAGTACACGGTTAGGGCCCAGCCTGTGACCGTTCGGGCAGACCTCGGGCGCGGGTTCGGACCATCTGTCGCCGATCCGGTACAGCTCCACGACGCCTCCCGAACGTAGTAGCGGGACACGATCCAGGCTTCCCTTCCTGACCGCGTCCCGCTGACATTCACGTTAACAGAAGTCGAACACCCGTGCGAATGGTGCGGGTGTTTTTGCATGCCCGAATTCGGGCTCACAGATCCCCTCACAACAGGGAGGTGCCACCCATGTGGCAGCTATTCAGTCGCCCCACCTGGGTCGACGACATCCAGCGCTCACTCAGCGCAATCAACCGAAAGGTCAACCAGATCATGACAACTCAGGCAGAGTTCGACACCAAGGTTTCCGCGATCTCGTCCACCCTCGCAGTCGTCGCCGGTGGCGTGAATGCGACCCTGCAGAACACGGCCAACCTGGAGGCCGAGATCGCACGACTCAAGGCCCTCGACATCGACACCTCGGGTCTCGACACGATCCTCGGCGACGCCAAGAAGATCGAGGCCGTGCTCGTTCCCGCGGTCGATCCCGGTCAGGTCACCCCTCCGGTCACCGAGGTTCCTGTCGTGGAGCCTGCGCCGGACGCTGTGGTCGTGGAACAGGTCCCCGTTCCCGACGAGTCGGAGCCGGTCGTTACCGTCCCCGACGAGACCGTCACCACCGAAGAGCCCACCGCCTGACATCAGCTCGACTGCCAACACGAAGCGCCCCACCCCTCCGTTACGTGCGGAGGGGTGGGGCGCTTTTCTGCGTTCGGCCGAGGCTGCTTCCTCGGCTCGGTCAGGCGGTCACAATCCTGCGCTGTCCGCTCCGAACTCCGCTTGCTCCGTGGTGTACCCGTCACCGACGGTCAGTTGCTGTACGAGTCCGTCTCGGGAGAACCCGGTCAGGTCAAGGTAGTTTGCGGCAGCTTTGGATGCCTGCTCGTTGTAGTCAATGTCGATGTTGTCGACAGCGTAGGTAGCGTCTTCGGTGGAGTAGCCGTCACCTACCGTGAGCTGCTGGATGAGGCCATCACGTGAGAAGGGGGCGACGTCGAGGTACTGCTTACCGGACCGGATCGCATTGCGCTGACCAGCGCTCTCGGCGGGTGCCGCAGGGGCGGGAGCTGCCGTCTCGACTTCTTCGACGGATTCAGCCGTGGCCTGCGGTGCCGCGGGGGCCGGCTGGGGCGCGACGGTGGTCTGGGCGGGTGCGACTGTAGCCGGAGCGGCCGACGTGGTTGCAGGCGCAGCCGTCGTCTCACTGTCGGAATCCCCTCCGCCGCCCACGATTCCGATGATCACGAACAGCACGACCACGGCACCTACGATCCACGGCCACTTGCGCTTCTTCTTCACCGGTGCCTCGGGCGGCTGTTGCCCGTAGGGCTGACCCTGAGGTGCCCCATACGGCTGCTGGCCGTAGGGCTGGTTCGGGTCGTTGGGGTTGGTCACTGCGACTCCATTTGGTCGTTTCGGGTGGTTTGGATTGCTTATCAGACTTTCAGGTACGAATGTTTCATTCGGCGCTTTTGCCGTATTCAGGCGGACGGGATCGACTCGCGCGCATCCCTCCATCGCCGCACGGTTCGGTCGTTCGTTCCGAGCTGGCGGGCGATCTCGCGGAACGACAGCCCACCCTCGTCGATTAGTTCGAGCGCCCGGGTGCGCGGATCTGCGGCAACCTCCACCGGGTCGGGCAACTCATCGGAATTGTCGATGCGTTCGTCGCCTTCCCGGCCGAGCCGCACGGTCAGGTGCGTCACCCACAGTAGGAACACGGGGGGAGTGAGCGCGACTCCGACGGCGATCCACGAGCCCTGTGTCAGCCATGCATGAATGCCGTTGCCTGCGATCGACACGAGCGCCGACGCGGCGAGCAGTGACCACGCGGTCCGATCGCCACCGAGTGCGACTACTGCCACCGTGCCAACAACGATGGTGCCGTCGATCATCACCGGCCACAGGTACGCCTCCGCACCGAGACCGGCGATACGAGCGAGATCTGCGAGAGCAATGTACGAGATCGCGAAGCAGACGAGGGACAGGCAGACGGTGCCTCGGCGGGCCGTCGTCAGAGCAGTGGATATGGACATGGGTTCTCCCGGAACCGGACGCCGGCCAGCGACGTCGAAGTGGGTATGGATGCAGAAGAGCGAGCCGCGATCGTCGACGAGGGATTCGACCCGGACGACCCGGCGGTAGTGGAGGCGATGTTGCGCGTGCGCGCGCTGCTTGCCCACGTCGGATGTATCTGTGACCGTGGGCAAAATGTGGGCAAGACCAGCAATCGAACTGTTGCAGGTTGTGAAATAGTTGGCCCTGAGCTGGGCGAATGTGAGTGGGGCGGGCGGGGCTCGAACCCGCGACCAATGGATTATGAG